TGCCGGCAACCAGCAGCCCATTGAAGCCGGCCAAGCAGACGCCGTGAGCCGCAGTCGCTAGCCCAGCGATGGTGGACAAAGTTTCACTTAGCATAGTGATATTCCGCACGGGCGTTTGCCCGAGACGAGCTTAGAAGCTGAGCGGCCATCGCATCCCTCAACACAGGGGTGTGTGGTAGGGCCGGGCGCGGAGGATCAGTCCGCGTTCGGCCCGCTGCTTAATGATGGACGCTTACACGACTTTCCCGCGTTAGGCTAATGACACCGTGGGTCGCGGCTTGATAGAGCGCGATCGAGAGGATAAGGCCGCCAGCGCAGAGGATGGCGATGTCTCGGGCCATCGTGCGGTCAGAGGCCAGGAGCGTGCGCCACGCCGTCGATCATTCTCGGCGCCTCGGCGGAAACGCCTATCCGCGTGAAGGCCCTGCGACGAGCGCCGCTGTACGCCATCTCGTCAGGGTTCTCGGGCCTAGCGTCGGGGTCAACTTCCTGCGGTGCCGCCGGAGCAGGAGTTGGCGGTCTCGCCACAGCTACCGTCCCGACCAGCCCGGCTAGGCGGTTGATGGCAGCGAAGGCTTCCGCAGTGGCGGCGGCGTTTGGGTTCGACCCGTAGGTAAACCCCAGACCATCCGGCCCCTCAAAGGTGGCGCTCGTGTCGGTCAGGAACCGCTGGAACGAGACCTTGCACGCTCCCTGGCGCAGGTCAGCGCAGTCGAGCTGGCCGGCAGCACAGCCGCCGAGAGCGAGCAGGAGGAGAGGGGCGAGGCGGATCATGCTGACCTCATGAAGGTGGTGGCGGCGCAGCTTGCACGCCAACTCGCCAGTTCCACAGATACCACCAGGCGCTCTCGACCTTCGTCGGCCCATGCGCCAAGAGCAGCCCCGCATAGGTGAGAGCGATGAGAAGCCACCACAGGACCAGTCGGCCAGGACGGACGGACCGGACGCCAGCCCACCACGATGCCCGCCGCTCCGCCGTCGGCCTGCCCAGCAGGGTTTCCCTGTTCATCGAGACCCGCTCTTCTCGATGCCGACGAAGAGGTCCCGAGCCTTGTCGTTCGCGCGGATCAGCTCGTCGAGCTTGGCCTGGATCGCCCGCTCCTGAGTGTTTTGCGAGCGCTGGATCAGGATCGCGACCAGCCATGTCAAAACCGAGATGAGCGCGATGAAGAAGTCGTAGGTGGCTGGAACAGACATGCCGATCGCGCACAGCACGACATTGGTGATGAAGAACCACGGGGCGCCGACCTGATCCGAACACCACTCCGCGAAACGGTCGAACATCAGAGCGGCTGCCCATACTCACACCGCCACCGCCTCAGCGTGGCACCCGGCGCGTGCTTCGCGATCCACGCCTGAGCTAGAGGCGTCGCCCCCATGGCGCAGGCATAGACCCCTCCCTCAATCGGCAGCTCCACGATCTGGCAGGCTGAGCCCGTGCAGATCACCATAGTGAGCCAGACGGAAATCATGCCCGCCGCCTGAACGGGAGGAGGGACGCGCTCTTTTTCGCGGGCGGGAACATCGCCTCCCAGTAGGCCAGCCAGCCTATCCAGCAGGCGCACCAGTGCCGGACCATGAAGCGGGGGATGTTCTCGGCCACGCTAGCCGACCCTAACCATGCCGCCGGAGAGCAGGCCGAGCGCGCCCAGAAGCCACAGCACAAAGAGGCAGACCACGAGCACGTACAGCACCGTGACGACCGGCGCCGGCAGGCCGATGGTTGGGGCCAACGTGCGGAGCGCCCATAAGGCCAGCGCGAGGAGGAGGACAGCGACAATGATGCTCACGATGGGTAAAGTCATAGCTGCCTCGCTAAGGAGAGTGTGTTGAACAAGCTGCCGCCGCTGAACCACATGGACGACGCCCTGCGCGACGCGGAAATCGTCCTCTTCCTGAAAACAGGCGAAACGGTGGCTGCCGAATGGGTCGAGCACTGGACCGCCTGGAGCCCGCAGGGTGGCCCCACCGACCGAGAGATGGGTATGGGCTACCAGTACGACCGTCGCATCAAGCCCGACCAAGTGCTGGGCTGGTGGCCTATGCCGGAAGTTTCCCTAGCCTGAGCATCTCCGCGTTCCTGACCGCGCGGGCCGGTGCCTGCTTGGCGTAGAGGCTGTCGAGCAGTTCCTCGGCGGCGGCGTCCCATGCCGAACATGCGAGAGCATCCCGCATGCGGACGAAGCCCCCCAGGCCAGTGGGACCAAGATTGTGAGCTAGATCGAGAATGACGACACGTCTAATGTCGTTCAGTTCCTGCCAGAGGGACTCGCCAAGATAGACTCTTGCAGCCTCTTCCGCGCCAGCAAGGTCATTGAGGAATAGGTAGTCTGCCTCGACCTTGGAGATGCCCTTCACATCTAACGCACGACCATACCCGACGGTCACATGGCCTTTGATCTTGGAGCCGGAGACCACTGGCTTGCCGGTCCCGCAGTCATAACAAAAAAGTCTAAGCCCTTCATTTTCACGAATGAGCTTGGTCGCAAGAGCGATGAGGCTGCTCAAGTTCGTCATCCCTCAGATGTCTCCAGGCCAAGCCCCGTCTGATCGCGCTAACGTGCGAGAGGGACAACCCAAAGCGCCTAGCAGCAGCGCTGTGCGAGCCCTGGAAAGATCGTATCTCTCGGATCGTTGGTTCGGTTAGCTTGGCGCAACCGTGGCTCTCACCGTGGCTGTGCCGGCCCTTCCGGATTTTGTCGTCCATATTGTCTTTGGGAGTTCCAACGAAGAGATGCTCCGGCTTACAGCAAGATGGATTATCGCAGTGATGGCAGACTAGGAGGTCATCCGAAACTGGCCCGTACCGGTGCTGGTAAAACAGCCGATGCGTCTGCCAAATCTTCGCTGACCCACGCGGTCCTATCGAAATATGGCCGTAGCCCCTAACGCAAGCCCCCTGCCACTCCCAGCAACCAGTCACTCTATTTAGACGAAGTTGACGGAGTATCTTTCGATGTAACGGCGCGCTCCGAGATGCAGCCGATATGCTCGTACTGCCATGGCGCCATCGCCTCTTGTAGTGCGTGCCGCAGAGTCCCGTTGATTTCACGGACTTGCCGCACCCCTCAACCGAGCATAGGCTGCTCTCGGCCATCTCGCTGTCTCCTCAGCGGTGTGGTCAGGGCTGGGCCGAGGTCGCCACCTCGTCTCAGCCCGCTTAGTCTATCACTTCCGCAACCCGCCGAACAACCGCACTGCCGCCCAGTAGACCGAGCCAACCGCCGGCCATAGCGGCTTCAGCCAGGCATCCTCTACCTCGGCCACCGAGCAGATGCATTCGCGCAGGTCGTCGTCCGCCTTCTTCCGCTCGGCCTCGGTTTCCATGAAATGATAATCCATATCGTGGACCCGGCAGCAAGGCCGGACGATCTCCGGCGCCATGGTGCAGCCGTCCCAGTCGTCCACCTTGTACGGCTTGATCCACGGCTTGGCTGCGTGCCGTCGGTTGGCTTCGTCCTGAGCCCACGCCCGGAATGCCGCCTCATAAGAGGCGCTCGACGCAGCATCCCGCATCGCCTTGCGGAAGGCGCGGAAGCGCTGGATGGCGGTCATGGGGTGAAGGGCTTCTCGCGAAGCCACGCCTCATCAATGGGGCCGAGCAGGTCGAGGTAGGGCTGCTGCTTCTTGGGCATATGGCGCTTCATGGTCCGATGAAACTGCCGCCAGTTGCCCTGAAACCTGCCCTCGTTCCACGTCCGTACGAGGGTGACGGTCATCAGGCCACCGGCACGGGTGTCCGCCGATGTAGCAGTATCCTCGCAACCACTCAGGGTGATGACGTTCGCCTGGATGGCCTTACCGCGGTCCCGGTCCATGTGACGCAGCGCGTTCTGCACTGCCGTGCGGTCGCGACCCATCGTGGCACTGTGACAAGCATCGCACGTGAAGATCACCCGGACGCCGGGCCTGAAACCGGCAAAACACTGGTTGATCTCGTCGTCGAGAAAGGTCGATCCCCATAGGCAGATAGCCTCGTCCAGCCCGTCCGGCTCGGGGTCGGAGCCGACTGCCGGGAGCTGGACACCATGCCCACTGAAACAGAGCATAAACGTGTCGCCGGACTGCATCCTGGCCGCCTGCTCTTCCAGCACGACCTTCAGCGCAGCGCCCGTCGCCTCTGCATCGCGGAAGGATTGCAGCACCTCGAAACCGGCGTCGCCCGCCAGCTTCATCATCAGGTCGCTGTCCTTCCAACAGCCGGACAGGCGACCATCCCAGCCATCATAGGCGACGGGATCGAGGGAGTTGAGGGCGAAGCTCGCCATGCGTGCGGTCATCGGTCGTCCCGTCGATATGCGGCCCTGAGTTCTGAGACATCGTAAGGCAACATCCGATCCGGATACTCTTCCCGGTCTGGCCAGTCGGTCGCCATGACGCTGATGTCGATGGAGTTCGCGGCATCCTCGGCGTGCAAGAGGCCCATCGCGTGGCCGACTTCGTGGAGGCCGTGGCAATAGACCCGTGTTCCGGGCGACCAATCCATATCCGCAAGCTTCGGATGGTGGAACACAGCCCCGCTCCGGTGCTGCCGCTTACCCGGTGAAAAACCGTACCCCCATCGCGCCACCACGCCCGACATGGCCACCCTGATCTGCGCGTCCTCCGGCTCGACCTCCTCGAACCGCAGCCCGATCTGGTCGCCTATGGTGGCGAGGATGAGCCGGTGCGCGTCCGCCACCCGCGCGGGCGCCGGCTCCCAGGAGTAGGTGAAGGGGCGGTCGTAGCCGTCGGCCCGCAGGTCGCCGCGCCACTCGAAGTCATCGGCTGGGAAGCCGAAGCGGATGACGCGACCGGGCCAGCGGCTGCCCGAGAAGAACTGACCCATTGCGATCCTGCGGCTGGTGGTGGATAGAGAGGGCAGCGCGCTCGCTGTGTGGTAGCACCACATCCGGACAAGAGCGCTTCGCCAAGATCGGGTAGCCGGAAGCTGAGATGTCTCCGGTCCGCGACGGTTGCCGGTATAGGCCCGGCCGAGCGCGCTACTCTCCCCGCAGTGCGATGCCACCAGCCTTCGCCGCGCCCTCGTAGCACTCCGCGAACCACAGGCCCGTCTCCATCTCCCGACCGCGGTCATCGACCGACGCCCTAGCCCACGACTCCTCGGTCTTGGCGCGGATGCGCTGAAGCTGAGCCTTCACAGCCTGCTGCATCCGGAAGGCGCTGAGGTCAGGGCGCGGCACCGGCTGGTCGCGGCGCAGGCGGACCGCCTGGATGACCTTTACGTCCTCATCGCTCATGCCAGGGTCAACGATGCAGTCGGTCGCCGGAAACTTCTTCTGCTTGTCGTTGAAGGCGAACCCAACCGTCACCGACTTAACGCGCGCGACGCTCACCTGATACGAACACTGCATATTGTGTCCGCCCTGAGGCTCATGCACCGCACCGTCCGTGCCGCCTGACCCTGGCTCCCAGCTCCCGAGCTTTCCGAACAAATTGCCGGAATACAGTATAACCCGACAGTCAGGGCAATCGCTGATGAGGTGAGGACCGCAGCGAGTGGTGACGTTCCAGCACTCAGGGCAGTTATAGACGAGGCTGCCGACACCGTGCCGTATGCGGACGGTGAACTTTCCGGTGCAGCCGATGATCGCGACGTGCGACGACTTGATCTCGAAGTCGTCGCTCAGCGTGTTGTTGCGAAAGTCCACGCCAGAGAACAGCAGTCCATAGTCGTCGTCGCTGGTCTGCCAGTTCTCGCCGGGGTAAAAGGCCATGGTGCCGTGCTCGCCGCCGCCACCACCTGTCGGCTTGCGCAGCTCGCTGACCTCACAGTCGTAGAAGATTGCCCCGTCGCCCTGCGGTCCCTTGAGAACGCAGCGCTCGGCGTCCGTGAACTTGGTCCGCCGGATGAGGACGTTCTTTTTTCCCCGCAGGCTCATGAACGGGTTGCCATTACCGCCAGTGCCGCCGCGGAAGACCTGATCCTCGATAACGTTGTTCCAGTCCGGCGGCGGTGGAAGCGGGTCAGGATGCGGGCCGGGAATGACCGGAGGTGGTGACGGGTCGGTATCAGAGGGCGGGACCGTGGCGACCTTTTTCACGGTCAGGTTGACCCGAACGTCGTACCTTCCCGGCTTCGCCGGGGCCTGCCCGGCTGGGATAGGCTCTCCAGGCTTGCACTTTCCAGCGCGGTTGATGCGCTTGACCGCGGCACGGTCCGTCGCCCTCTCGGCCGACATGACGTTCTCCTTTAATGAGTGGTTAGTGCGATTGGTCACTGCCGGACGCACCGACCGGCCCTACGTTCCCCTGCCTCAGAAGGAGGGGAATGCGATGCGAATGATTGCTCTTGCCGCCATGCTCGCGGCCATGCCGACGTTTGCAGAGGCAGCCAAGCTCTCGCTCGGGCAAGGCATAAACGACGACCTGCCCACAGTGGGTGCCATGGACCGGCACACGGTCTACCTGCGCAAGGGGAGTGACTACGCCATCGAGTACCTGGCCGGCGACAGTGCCAAGACGGTCTGGACCATGCGCTCGCCGTCAGGCTCTGTGCTGAAAAGCTGGGAGGCCAGCAGCGCCAAGAGCTACGGGTTCGAGTTCCGCGCAGCGGTCACCGGCACCTATCGCATCGAGGGGCGAGCGGTGGAAGCGGGCACGTCCTACCTGTTGCGCGCCGCCAAGGACTGCCGAAACAAGCTGCCGACCGGATGTTTCCTCAACGTCGGCGCCACCCAGAGCCGGCGAGCCGATTATGGCCATGACCTCGACTATATACGTCTAGCCGGGCTCACGGCAGGGAAGCTCTACACGGTGACCATGGCGACCGACGGTGGAGCGGCGACCCCCACTTTTCAGCTCGTTGACGCGCGGGGCACCGTGTTCTCTGAGGGCGATAACGCCACGTTCCGGCTGTACACGACGGTGCTGTTTCTGCGCTTCCGGCAGGACAACGACCGCGGCGGCGGACCCTACAAGGTGACTTTGAAAAGTCAGCCTTGATACCAGCCCGGCGACACGAAGACCGAAATAGTTGTGCTGGTCCCCGAAATCATCGCCATCGCCGCGGCTTTGTTGTTCGTCCCGGCGGCAGGAGCGGCATTCACCCCTTGCCCAGAAGCATTGGTTGTCAGGGTCATCCCGCGCCCGATCGCCCCTGACACCTCCAAGTTGCACTCACCGAGCACGCACACATCAACCGCGGCAGCGTCAACAGCGTCGTCAGGACCGATGTAGACGCCAAGTATTCGGTCAGTGACCGCGCTGGATTGAATGACCTGGGTGTCGCTGGAGCCAAACTTCACCAGCCGATTCTTCGTGATGGCTCCCTCGGCGACCATTCGCTTAACCCACAGCATTACGACGCCCTCCTGTACCCGTTCAGCATCGGGTAGCTCGCGCCGGTAGAGATTTTTACGGCCTTGCCGGTCCGGTCAGTGCAGTTGGTCGCAGAAAACGAACTGCCGTAGTTAAACCAGATGCTTTCGCCAGATACCGCGCCGTAAAGGTCCACCCCGCGGAAATGCACGTTAGTAGGCGGGCCAGTGGTGGAGCTTCCGACACTCGCCAGACGGCTCTTGGTCGCCCCGGATATGCCCAACGAACCGCCCTCAAAGACAATATCCGCGTAGGGATAGCCGGTATAGGTCTCGCTTGGAATAGTGACAACTTCCTGATTCTGCGTCCCACCATGTCGGAAGTTGCAGTTTCGTACGCGGACCTGGTAGCCCTTGATTTGGGCAAGGCCCAGCGCCGCGACAAACCGCTCATCCAGAAAGCAGTCGATGTCATCCATTTGGATGTGGCAGGCTTGCTCCCCGATGTGGATCGGAAAGTTCTGCGTCTCGCCAGTCTGCAAAGTGGTAAGGCCATTAAAGCTGGCTTTGAAGTTACGCATCACCACATCAAAGCTATTGCACGATGGCTCAATAAGTCGTCCAGAATACTGCCCAAACCAGTTCTCGGCTACCACATGCGTCATCGTCGCGCCGACGAATCCATGATGGATGTCGAGCATGTGGATGTTGCGGAAGATGCTGTTATAGGCACATGCCTTTGACGAAAGCACCGCACGGCCCTTAAAGCCCATGTTCTCAATCACTACGTTTTCCACCGGAGTGATCGGCTGGCTCAAGTTGGTGCCTGCCATCTTGAAAATCTTGGCGCCGCTGGCGATGGATCGAACGATATTGTCTGCCAGCCTGATCTGCCCCGATCCTGGGAGGGCCTGAACCTTGGTCTGCTGACCGTGGCTTCTCACGCCACTGACGTTGGCGGTGGTGCCGACATAGACCAGCTCGCCAACTGAAAAGTTGGCGGCCTCGCCCGAGGTCGTGCATGTAACGAGATTGGTCGGCGCAGTAATGGCGTTAAGCGCGTAGTCATCCAGGCTATCATAAAGAAGAGGGTGCATCAGACCAACCGACAAACATGCGTCCAAGTCAATCGTGGCGTTGGTCTTGTCATTGAACAGAACTGAAGAGGCGCCATCGCCGTACAGGTGCGTGTTTGAAAGGATGGGAAGCCACTGTTTGTAGAGGTAGATGCCCTCCGGCAGATACATTGATCGGCAGACCAGGGCTGCATCAAGCAGTTTGGAGGTATTGTCGGCCGACCCGTCGCCGACCAAGCCGAACCGACGCTTGAGGTTGACGTTTTCGTCCTCTAGCCAGTCTTCGAGTGACCGAACAACGGCAGGGGCGGCTGGCAGGCCGAAGCTTACCGCTGCGCTGAGGTCGTCTAAGACATAGCTCTTAATCTGGTCGGAGCTTGCCCGCCGGCTCGCTGCGCTCTGCGCGCACGGGAATGCCTCTGTGCCGTCGAGCGTTGAAGCCGCGGTCAGAGCCGAGGTTTTCGTATTAGCCATCAGGCTTCCAGCAGGAGCTTAGACGAATTGTCTTCGAGCAGCAGGAAGTCGCCGCTTTCGAGCAGCAGGGCCGACTCCGGCAGCGTGGACGTCCCGGTGTGTGCCTTGAACACCGTCACCTGCGGCTTCTCGCTGCCGGCAAGCGTCGGGATCGGATCGAGGTTGAGGAAGTAATCCTCGCCAGTCGAGGCATTGTACCACCACGGACCACCAGCCCATCCCGTGAAGCCAATCCACACGTCGCGATTGGCGTCCATGAACTCCAGCTCGGCCTCAAGCTCGGCCAGGGCGGCGGAGCTTGTGCCAACGCCGGTCTCACCGAGAAAGAGCTTCTTATTGTTGCTGCGCGCCCAGCTTGTCGCCGCGCCCAATACGGTGGAGCCGGCGCCAGTAACCACGGTCGGACTGGTGCCGCTATAGTCGCTGTCGAGGTACTGGTGCAACTCGTAGGCATAGTTATTCTCGGGGTCCACCACTCCGAGCATCGTCGCCGCGTTTCCGCTGGAGACCCAACTATGAGCGCCACTCCAATACGATCCGGGCACGAGGCAAAGCTGTTTCGCGCCCTGCGCTCTGATGGCCGCGAGAGCCTGATTGTTTGCGATTAGCCAGTTTGCTGAGCTTATCCCGTTGGTGACGGTGGGCGCCATCGGCTCATTGCAAATGCCGAGGACGACGTTGTCCTTGTCCTTGATGTCGTCTGCGAGCTGGCTCCAGTATGAAACGAACAGGGCACGAGCAGTGCTGTCAGAAACGACCACGTGCTCGCCATCCAGTACCACCTGAGCATAATGGTGGGGGTCCAGGATGCAGCGCCCGCCCTTGCCGGCGATGTAATCGACGAGGCCGAGCAAAATATCGCGGTCTTCATCGCGTGCAATTCGCTCGAACAGAAAGGGCAGTCGGATGCAGTTGAAGCCTTTGCTGACTAGGTAATAATCAACCTCGGCCCTCGTCGGCCACGTATAGTCAGTGTCTCGCTTGCCAGGCACTTTCGCCAAGTCGGTATGGCCGAACTCGGCGCCTGCGAGGTTTACGCCCGTAAGCCAGATTTGCGGTGACGTGGTGGGCGTTAGGCCGCGACTACTGCTCGCTATCACGCCTGCGAGGATCAGGTCAGGTCTCCACCCAGCAACCACTCGTTGGTGCCGAGCTTGCGCAAGAAGCCCGTGCTGTATTGAGCGCGGAGTGACATGCCGCGGTCCAGCGGCTTGTGGATAGTGACGCTCGTTCCAGGAGCTATGATGAAAGCCCCAGTGTTCTTCCGGCACAGGTTAATGACCGTGCCAATCGGGAACGCGACAATGCCGTTCGGGCGCACGGTGCCGGTCACGGACGAGGTCGAGTTCGAGTCGACGAAGCAAAGCGGCGCGGCATCGGCGAGCCCGAAGTCAAACGCTCCGGTCTTGTTCCGCGTCGCTACCTGCGTGCCGAGATATTGCAAAAGGCTCTTCAGCAGCGCGTTAACAAGCGCCGTGTCGGGCCTCGGCGAGCCGCTGGCCGCGACCGCGGCGTCAATTTCCGTGGTGGTCGGGAGAGGCATCGCTTACTTCACCGCATGCAAGACGATGCGCCAGTTAGCGGGCGTCAGAGTGCCAGACGCGCCATTGGTCCAGTTGATGATGCTGATGGGGTCGTCATTGCACACGAACCCCACCTTAGTGCTGTCGGCCCAAATCATGATGTCGGAGCGCGGCACCTCGATCTCATTGCCGGTGGTCCAACCAAGCTGAGCGGTCTTGCAGACGAGATTGCCCCAGAACTTACTCGGAACGCTGCCGAGGCCGTGGTCAAAGTCGTTCTTGACCCCAGCCCCGATGGTGAACTCGTCACTGGCCTGCGGGCGGTAGCGCTTAAGCCGGCGTGGCGTGATAATAGCGTCGACCTTGGTGCCAGCGTCCGCGTCAGAGAGGCTGGACTCGCCCCAGGTTGCGCCGCCCGCGAGGCCAAGGAAGCTTCGGAAGGCCGCCTTGTCGCTGCCATACCACCGGCCGTACTCCAGCCACTGGCTACCGGTGTAGACCAAGCACAGCCGGGTGCCGGTGCTTCCCATTAGGAAGTCGGTCGTATCCGCGAGGAACACCTCGCTGGTCGAGCCGGCGTTGTGCTTGACCGTAACCTTGCGGGAACTGTCTGCGATCCGTAGCCACAGCACGCCGTGGCTGTTGCCGTTCGTGGTTGGCATGTTGGTGAGGTCGATGCCGACAAGGTCATCCGTAGCGGCTCCACCAAAGGTGTCGACACGGTTGAAGCACCGGGTCGGTGCTATCTTGCCGTTGGCGTCCAGGGTAACGATCTGTTCGCGGGCACCGCCAGGAAGTTGCTTGGTCGCCTCCAGCCAGTCCTCGAAAAGAGCTTCTACGTCAGCATTGGATTTGCCAACCTCGGCCTCAAAAGAGGTCTCGGGAGGAAAAGCCGCCATTAGCTAATCCTCCTGAAATCACCCCAGATCGTGTCCATGCCAAAGCCAGTGTAAATCATGAGATAGCCAGTAGTCATTCCGCCGATGATGGCCGAGGAGTGGCTAACGCTGATGCCAAGGTTGACTGCCGTCAGTGTCGCGGTATTTCCGCTCACCGATAGTTCCAGTTCGTGCTCAACGTTCAGGCCGAGGTTGACCAGCACATCACTCGTGTATTGCGTCCGCGTGCCATCGCCGTTGTAGGTCTGCATGCGGAACTTGTTGCTGAACTCAGGGCTCAGCGTGTTAATGTTGCCCGGCGAGAACCTGAAACCCTTGAGGAAGCGCTGGACCTCCGTGTCACGAGTGGCCGTGGTGCCTGGCCAATTAGCCGGGATAGACGTAGGGGCGGAACTCGTGGCAATGACCCAGCCGTAGAGATTGAAAGCGCCCTCGGCCGTCGTAACGGGCGTAAGAACCTTACGGGTGCATTTGCATCTGACCTTGAAAGGCTTGGTCAGTGCCGCGCGCGAGTACATCCGCACGCCACTCTCAAGGTCATCGTAAGCGCCGCCCGCGAGCCTGACCGCATTCGTGAGCTGAGTGAGAGTGCCCACGGCTGCTAGGACTCCGAGCCGAACGGCCCGACATCGACTGTCGTGAGCTTCTTGGGGGCTGCCGGCCGTGGGTATGAGGTGATGCCGCGGCGGCCGAAGGTGCCTGAAATGGTGGTCACGATGCCGGTGCAGTTTTCGAGGATTGTGCGTAGCGGTGGCTTGGGAGGAGGATTATTCGCATTCCAGCCCCCAATCTCGATGCTGCCGTCATGATCGATTGCAACAGCATCTTCGGCATAAACGATACCGCTGTCTCCAGAACGGAGCTGGTCCCCAGAAATCTGCCCACCGTTAACCCCGAGCTTGCCTTTGTTCCTGACTGCAATCGAGTTGTGATCGCTGAGCTGAAGATCGCCGCCTTCGACCCAGTTACGGCGATAAACGTTGCGCATGCCGTGCCGGTTGTTGATATTAGTCGCCTGACCGGCGCCACCGAGTACCGTGTTCCCCTCAACCACATTATCACTCGATTTTATTTCGATGCCGTTGTTCTCATCATTCGCGTAAACAAGATTTTCGATAATCTGGCATTTAAATGCCTTAGCGCTGTCGGCCTTGCTCCCTCCAGAAGAGATGACCGCGCTTGGCGTCCCGGGCGCCGTTGCTGTCTTGCCGGTCAGTACGCACCGCTTGATGGTGTTGCGAAAGCCGGCATTGCGAATACCCTCTTTGTCAAAGCCGGAGGTCTCACACCAGTCAGCCGTACAATCATCACCATTAATTATGATTGTATTCCGATCGGCGTTTCGGACACCATTACACCGGCAGCGATGCGCGCGGGTCCGGTCGCCGTTGAGGTCGATGCCTTTAGGTACATCGCAGCGAGCGATGATGACATTGGCTGAGCTTAGCGTTACCCGACCTGTAATCCTCGCCTTCAAGGTGGAAGAGGCATAAATCTGGATCGGGTCGTTGGTTGTGCCTGTTGACCGGGTGACAGTGAGGTTCCCCGTATAGTCACCGTCCGACAGGATAATGCGCCGCCCGGCGGGCGCGATGCTCAACGCAGAAGTCAGCGCGGCCATGTTGGCTACGGTTACGGTGCTGAGCGGGGCAGGCAATCCGGCGACGGGCTCGGGCGGATCGGCTCCATCGCCGAGCTGAACCCCCCAATTCACCGCATAGTTGCTGCCAATGGCTATATCGCCGTCAGGCGGCTCCTCGATCGGCGAAACCCTGGCTTCGCGTAGCGCCTCGAAGCCAAACCGGGTCGGCTTGACCAGAACATCATCCGTGCCAGCCGGCAGCTCTGCAATCGAGATGAACAACGAAAACGTAGTTTTGAGATAGGATGCGCTTCCCCAGGCGACGCCGGAAGCTAGTGCCGTCTTGACGATATAGCCCGTGAAGTCATCCGGCTCCTGGTAGGTCCAGACGACACGGTCATCCTCGACTCGAATGTCCGTAATCGGGTCCGGCGCCAGAATGGGTGGCTTCTCCACGAAGCCCACAGGGGCCGCGTGGACCAGGGAAAGGCCGGGAATCACGAGGTAGGGCCGAGAGCCAGGACAGCGATGGTGGACGATGCGACCTTCGCTGCTACCGATCCGTCCGCCGACGCGTACTTTGTCGCGAAAGTGTCGGTGGTAAGCGAGCGCGCAAGCAAGGTCATTGCACCCCAGCTCATCGGGGAATACTGGAGCGTGACGCCGCTCACGACGCGCCCGGAATGGATCGCCTGGGGACCGACTGCCGAGCCATTGCGCTGAAACTCGACCTTGCAGCCCATGCCCGCATCGTCATTGGCGGCATGAGCCTGCATGGTCGCCAGCACCAGCGACCGCCAGCCGGACTGCAAGTTGGTGTCCTTGCTCACCTTGTTCTGGAGCGTGGCGCTGGTCGTGGTGCCACTCTCGGCGATGCTCTCGCCGCTGTCGAAAGTCTGGAAGCGGGCGGCAGCCAGGATGAAGACGATGCCGTGCGTGGCCGTCGCCGTACCGCCAGAACCACCGCTCTTGATCTGGACGGTGACAGTCGTGCTGCCGCTGAGGCTCAGGACACGGAAGGTCGAGAACAGCCCCTTGCCAGGGTCGATATTGGAACAGAGGGTCTCGTTGTAGCTGGTGCCGCCCGCCGTAATCTTGCCGTAGAAGCGGTGGTCCGTCGACGTTGCCACCGTGAACTGGCCGCCTACAACGTAGGTGCCGGCCGGCAGCGTCATCGTCTTGGTGGCAACTATCTGATAAGTCTCGGCGTCGTCGTCAGCGACGCCGCTCTGGCTGGCAAAGCCCTCGTCCGTCTCCAGCTTGAGAGCCAGGAACTCGGGGCTCTGCACGCGGGTGCTGTAGGTGCTGCTGGAGCCGTTGGCTGCCTCCAGCCGATAGGTCTGGGCGGTCGGCGACGCGCCGAAGGTCGCGCCCAGCATGAAGACGCTACGCTGCACCTGCGAAGCCACGCGCGGCCTGCCGACCTCGCATAGCGCCGTGGTCGGGGCCGCAGTGTTTACCAGTCGCGCACTGGAATTGTTCGTCGTGTTAATCGCGTCTGCGCTCAGCGTCATGTCGCAGAAGAGGAGGTAATCGGACGAGGCGGCGGGCGTGAACGTGAGGCTGCCGCAGGCAACGAAGGCCGTGCTGCCTGTCGGCAGATTGACGGTGGGAAGCGGCGTCGTGTTGCGGGCGTAGCTGCGGACGATGGCGCCGCCGCCACCGCCATCGTCCGCCGTCTCGCCGTGTAGCCACCAAGCCAGGGTGCCGTTGTTCTGCTCGCGCAGGATACTCTGGACTACCGCCCCGTCACCCATCCCGCGATCGTGGTTCAGTACGTGGTTCGGCGTAGTCCCGGTGTGCGTGACGAAGGTGAGGAGCGAGGCGCACTGGCTCCAAGTGACGTTGTGGCCCTTTAGCCACCCACTGCCGGTCTCGTTCGGGTCCGGCAACTCGACCTCGCAATCCTCGCGGATATCCTTCCACTTGCCGCTGTCGGTCAGGATGGCGACGTACTCACCGCCGACGACGAGAGCATCTTCCATCGTCCAGCGGAGGCGGGACACCGGCTGGTCGCCGCCGTCGAGCGGCTCTGTCAGCTCGCCCGTGAATCCGCTCGTGCCGGCGAACCCGTCGCGTCGCAGCTCGTAAATGGTGGAGCCGCGCCGCTCGACCGTGATGCTTTTCTCTAGGCTGTCGAGCCGGACCGTACCGCCGGCCTCGTCTACCGCATTGAGACTGAACTCGCCGCCGCCCGTGCCGGCGTTGCTGAGGTGGACGATATCCACGACGTGGCCGAAGTCCGCCTGCCGGAGCCGAACCTCTAGGTTTTCGGGCAGAGTATCGAGGTCAATCTCGGTCAGTTGGTCGAGGCTGGCGGCCCCTTCTGTCTGGACGAGCACATTGCGGCTGCTGTCGAGGCTGAGCACACCGGAGATAAGCGTGCGCGTCTCTGCGGCTGCAACGTCCGGGCTCTGCGCCAACACCTCGGCCGCATCATAGAGGTTCTGGAAGGTCTGGCCTTCGTTGACCCCGGTCGCTGGCAACGACTTGATAGGCAAGTCAGTATCCGCCAACCGTCACGTCGACCACGGCCGCCACACTGGCGCCGGTTGCGTCATAGGCCGTGATGCGGGGCTGGAGCGTCCCCTTAGATTCGTGCTTGACCACGATGGCACTCGTCCCATCCTCCAACGTGCTGTGTATCCAGTCGATGCCGCGATAGTCGCTGGCGAGCGGGAGCCGCGTGCCGCCTGCCGGCAGGGTGAAATCGGCCACCGCTTCCTTGATCTCCGCGCCCATGACGATGATTTTGGCCGCGAGGATGCGGGCACGAACCGCGGTGCCGCCGCGACCGATGACGCGAAAGCGGATGACCTCGCCCGCGATCGGGCGCAGGCCATCACGCCAAGGCGTGAAGGGGCGACTGCTCGCAGTGCCGGACAGATAGAAGCCAAGGGGCACCCAGCCTGGCGGCAGAAGCTCCTCGGCAGGCGGAAGAAGATTATCAGCGTACTGAGAGACCTGATCAGTCGCCCAAGTGTAGGCGATCCGCAGCTCGCCCTCGGTCAGGCGCTCGAACATAAGATAGTCTGTCGAGCGAACGTTGCTTGGGCAGGTGTACTCAAATTCCCAAGTGAACGTCTCAAAGCTGCCTGCCAGCCAGTCTGCGTCTTGTGGCGACAGCCAGTCGCCATCCGCCGGGCCAAGCCATACTGAGTTGTCCAGAGCTTCGAGCACGCCGCCGTTGATCTCAGCGCCCGTGATGGCGCCGCCGCTGGTCGGGCCGCTCCACTTCGTCGTGCCGGTCGGGGTCGTCCAATCCACGTCACCAGCCGCCGAGGTCCAACTTAGCTGAGCCGACGCGGCGCCCACCGCGGGGAAGCCCTCGGCCGCCAAGTCGCGGCTGAAAACCCTGTAGGCGGTCGGACGTGGGATGCCAGCCACGAGCACCCGACCGGCGATTGCAGACTGCACGCCGGCTGTCGTCTCGGCCTTGACCAGAAGCTCAACGGCATCGCTCGGGACTTCGAGCAACAGCACGTAGTCGGTGAGGACCAAGCCATCCGTCAGGCGTTCGGCTGCATCCCAGCCTTGCCCCGACGTGGTCGTGAAACGGACGCGGAAGCCAGCATGATCGGGCGGCAGCGGCGGTGACAGCCAGGAGATGCGGTCACCCGCGACGTAGACGACCGTCACATCCGAGGGAGCCAGCGACGGGCCGCCGAGAGTGTGCGTGACCGTAGGCGACCAGCCCCCATACTGCGGCTGGCCTTTCTTGCTGTTGCCCAGGATGTACCGGGCGCGAATGTCGTAGGTTTCGCCCTTCCTCACGTCATCGTACCGGATCACTTCCGCCGAGGCCGGGTGTTCGCGATGGCGGGCGGGGTCTCCGGTGCTCACCTCCTGCACGCTCAACTGCACGCCCGTCACCGTATGGCTGCGGACGGTCGAACTGCGGCGCAAGCGGACCACGACGGCCAGCTTGTGGCTGCCGTCAGCATCGCGGAGCAACGAGCCTTCGTCCGAGGTCACGATGTCGATGTAGGGAACGACAGCCTCACGCGGCGCGGTCACCAATGCATCCCACGGCGGGATAGGGCCATCTTCCGCGTTGAACACGCCCGCCCCGTAAGGAATCAGCGTGACGGTGGCTGACAGTTCCGGACCGGGCCGGATGTTGGTGACCAACACCTCCATCGACTCGCGACCAGACATGCCGACCATGACCATATCGCCAACAGCCGGCTCGCCATCGCCGTCATCGTCGCCGACGCGGGTGAGGACGTTATTCTCGCCACTCCAGTTGGTGATCGGTGACGTGTAGGTACTGCCATCGGCGCAGCGGACGCGCACGACCAGCGAGCCCGTACCATCCCAAACAATCCGTTCATCCAGAATCAGGTCGGTGCCGTCAATTTCCTTGATGCGACCAAAGCCGGAGCCGACCAACACAGTGTCATAACTGAGGCGACCTTTCGATCCGCGCATGAATGTTAGCCATTCCCAATCCATCTCGACTTCGTATTGTTCTGGCCTGAGTTTTATCTCCGCTAGCCGCTTGCGCCCGTGCTTGTAGATGAGGTCGTGCCGAGTAACTCCCGGCATCTCCCAATCTTCGTACCTGTCCGAGTTGTTCTCGTCGTAGCCATCATCGTAAACGTCTTTGGTTCGCTCTTTCCAGTCGTTGTCCTCGTCTACGAAGCTGACCCGTAGCGCATGCGGCTGCTTGGCGAATATCTTGCGCCAGCGCACGTTACGACAGTTACGGGGCGTCAGGTGAAATTCGTCGGTTGTCTTGGGCACGTCTATGCATACGGTGTACTTTCCGTCGATCTCCATCGGCCTGGCGCGCCCGCAGCCGGCGACAATGTGCAGCAAGTCATCCGTCGAAATGTCTTTGTCGTTGACGAAATTGCACGTCCAATTGTAATACTCGCACAACCCGTGCCAGTATTCCAATGTGGTTAGGTCGATTTCGTCGTCATCAACTCTGTTCGGGTTGGCGTAGCTCTGGAGCACATGCCGGAACAGACTGGCCGGGTTCTGCGTCGGTGTCTGGACCCAGCTATCACTACTGCTCTTATAGTCCTTGCAGATAGTGGTAGCGATGATGGAGAAGTCGTCAATCCGGCCTTCAAGTTGCCGCGAGGCGCGGATGCGGAGCGCATAGAGTATGCTATACTTGTTGCGGACCGGCCGCTCGTTCTGGAAGCTTCGGACAAGCTCGATCCACGAGCGATGCTGGCGACGGTTGGACTCGTAGTCTTCCGTCGTGCGGCGGATTTGGATGTCGTACTGGCCTTTATCTGGGAACGAAAAATTCATCGTCCTGACAACCGGACGCCCTGTCCTTCCCTCGTACCGGCGCTCTTCCTCCTCAGACCAGTCGTCGGTTCCCGTCAAAGCCCATCGGGTGTGGACGTGGACGGCCTGCGGAGCAATGTCGCCGTCGCTATGCGTCCACTGCAACCCCTGCCGGAATGCAAGATCAAGCTGCGCCTTGTCGCAGTCGGGACGGGTAGTAAAAGTCACCGGTCCGTCCGCTTCCGTGATCTCGCGGCCCTCAGCGTCTTCTACGACGGACCTTTTAAAGAGGCTGACTTCCTGATCCTCGCCGGGAACGCCGGACGAAGTCTCAGTGTCTACGTCGTCATACTTGTCGAGCCCGTTCTCACCGATACGCGGGTCCTGAAGATGCAGCGGACCATAGCCAAGGTCCATGAGCATGCAGAAGTATTGTTCGTCTTCCTCGTATTCGCTGTATGACTGCGCCGCGAGGTCGGGAAAGATACGGTGCCGCCCGAGCACCTGCATGACCGGGCCTTTCAGGCGCGCGCGGTTGCTGGCGCCCTCGATGGCGTAGTGCTCGCCCTCGCTGGGGGCGCTGTTGTTGGCTAGCTGCGGGACCTCGGGCGGGATCAGCGCATTGATGGCCATCATGCCAGCGATGGTGATGCTGGCTGACAGCAGTGCGCCGCCGAGCGTGCCGGCTCCCATGCCAAGGGCAGCCGGGGCCGCATACGGCGCGGCAATAGCCGCGGCGATAACCGCCACCGTCAACGCGATGCGGAGCCCGCCGCCGCCCTCCGGGACGGGTACGATGATGACCGCAGTGCCGGTCTTGGGCCGGTAATGCTTCCAGAACGTCTGGGGGACCGGATCGCCGTTGACTTGGCACTTCAGGACCGGGCGCAGCTTCGCCGGGAACGGGATGGCATCGGCCATCGCCTGAAGCGATGTGCCTTCAGGAAAAGTGAATGGCTCGGCAATCTGCGAAAACGGCCTGGTACGGGCCGCGACGCGAACCTGACGCTCAGAAAGCAAGGCGGTGGAAGCTCACGATGCGGGCTGCCCAAAGAGCGCTGCGGTAGCTGGTCACGACCGAGGTCTTGCCCTGCTCCAGGTGCAACATGTTGTTTCTGCCCACCACGAGCCCGCAGTGCGTACCGTGGTCGAAGAGCACTACGTCCATGGGGCGCTCCCGACCGTCAGGGACGATCTGCCAAGCGGCGAACACGCGACGGGCAGCCGGAATGACTTCGCGCGCGACAGTCGGCGGAACAGTGTCATAGGTGGGAAGATCGACGCCAAGGAACTCGCGATAAACGGGCGTAACGATGCCGGACCAGCATGTACAGTCGGGACTCCACTGCCTGCCGACGTAATTGCTCAAGTCAATCAAGCAGCGTTCCACAGCGCCGGATAGTGCCTTTCCAGAAATCGGTGTGCCGGATAGCGCGCACTAGTCGTATCGTCCCGTTCCGCGCGCGCTTCCCACGACATGGCGTCCGGCGTATTGGCCTCGACCAGCTTAAACTTCTGCCAGCGCTGAACCAGTTCGTCAGGATCGGTCAGCCTGACCAGTTCTACCTTCAGGTAGATGAAAGGCTCTAGCTGCCGCAAATTCGCCATGATGCTGCGGTCGATGAGGTCAGCCACGAACCGCATCTGCGGCGGGGTTTTCTCTTCTTCCGCGGCGAGCACGACATCAACGGCGCTGGCCTTGAAGAGGTCGCCACGGCTGGTCACGTCGACCGGATTGCGCACAAACCGCACCGGCTGCATCTGCGAGTGCGTGAGGGTCACCAGGACGAGCGCGCCTTCATCGGTCGTCTGCTTCAGGATTTCAGTCACCATCCCGAGCGAAATTCCCGGACGAGCCATGCCGTGGTATCCTGCGGGAAGTAGAGGAAAGAGCGAACTAGAGGGTCAGCGCCGCTTGAAGCAGCGCCTGCGCGCGGTCATGCACAGCACCCACCGATGAGCGATATGTGCCCAGCATCCCATCCGGGACATCGCGAGCGGCGATTGCCGCAATAGCGTTGTCGCCCTGAAGGATGGCGCGAGCCGTCTGCATCTTGCTGGCGACGAACTCGGGTGAAAACGACGCATCCTGCGCCAACTCGGCCGCAATCATCGTGACGCAGACGGTGAGGAAGTCGCGGGCCGCTTGGTCGTAGATGCCATCCGTCACGGCAGGATGTAGAGCCGCATGCGGGCCAGCACGTTGCCGGCCTCCAGATCAGAGTAGGTAACGCCTTTTTTACGAAACTGCATCACGCAGGCAGCTCGTGTGGACGGGCGAACCCAGTCAAAGGGAATTGCCCCGAATAGAAGCGTGCTCTCGAAGAAGGCGTCAAAAATCAGGTACTCGTCATAGCTGTAGGTGATGGCCCCCTCGACTGGGCGAAAGCCCGCCGTGAAGCGGCGCCTCGTCTTGTACGGGCCGGCGTCCATCGGGGTTTCTAGCAGAACGTCGGGCGGCTCCTCGGTCCACGAGCCTGCATCGAAATACTGCGGCAGCGTCAGCGGATAGGTTGGCATCTAGCGGAGCTGCCGGGCCATCTTAAATCGCCCCTGAAGCGTGCGGTCGAGACGACCGCTGGCGATGTTCTCATTCTGCTCACGACGGATCATGAGCTTGATGGTTTCCATGCCGTTGCCGTCCCGGCTGCTCTCCTGCTCGATTGGAGGCGCATCCTTGCCGCGCTGATCATAGACCTCGATCTTGGTCCCGCCGCCGCGCTGCGCGGCTACTTCCTGCCGCGACTGCACCCTTTCGCCACGCTGGGCGATGATGGGCACCTCGTCCCGGCCGAGCACGAGGCCGCCGGAGTGGTAGCGGGGAGCATCCTTGAACCACATCGGGTCGGCCATGCGACGAGCGCCGCCCTCACCGACGATACCGCCCTGATGAAGCGTTGCAGTGCCGCCTGAGCCGCCGGCCGCGGCACCGAAGCCCCCGCCCATGCCGAGGCTGCCGAGGATGGCCTTCATGATCAGAACCTTGGCCATCTCGGCGGCAATCTGCTCGCCGAAGTTAGCCAGGCCCTCGCCCAGTGAGTCCCATGTGAGGTCGCCGGCCTGCAAAAGGTCGACAAAACCGCTCACGCCTTGGTCGAGCGCGCCGGACAACTGGCCACTGATGTTTTCCGACAGCGTTCCCGTCTCGTCCTGAAGCCGCCGCAGGCCAGCCTCTACGCCATCAAATGGGTTTTCCGTTTCCTCCAGTTCTTCCGCGCGGTTGCGGTTGAACTCCTTGTCATCCCGCCGCCGCTTCCGCGCCGCCTCGCTTGCGCCCAAGCCTTGCGATTCAGCCAGGGCGGTTTCGAGCATAGCATCACGCAGTCGCGTGCTGGCGCTGGCATACTCGTCCGTGAGTTGCGTGGCCAGTTCAATGCCCTGCGCCCGGCGGCGCGAGGCGATGTCCGTCTCGATCAGAGCCTTTGCCGCCGCAGCCTCCGTCGTCCCGAGAATGCCCAACACCTTGTTCTCGGCTGCGATGCGGTTTTCCATCTCCTGCCGGGCAGCAGCCGTGCCGCGGATCACGCTGGCCAGCCGCTCCTGCTGTTCGGCTTCCAGGGTCAGTTGCGCGGTGGCGCGGGCGCCCTTCGTCCCATCATCGGCTGTCTTGCGCAGGTCGAAAGCCTGGTTAGCGCGGTCCGTCTCGCGGGCGATGACCTCGGGCGGCTGGTCGCCGAGCTTCTCCACCACGCCACGCACGAACTCAGCCCGCGCCACCACCTCGTCGATCGCCTGCGGCGTCAGGCCGACGAGCTGCGGCAGGTCTAGTTCCTGGCCGGCTGCTCCAAGCCCAGGCGCAGCCGTCGCACGACGGATGATGTTGTCCAAGTCCTTGCGGACGGCGGCCTGCCGCTGGAGGGCCTCGGTCTCATCGCGGATGCTGGCTGCCCGCTGGAGAACCTGCTGGCCCTCGCGGGTCGTGAGGTCGAAGCCGGCGGCGCGCACGCGGCGCATGACCTCCAGAACGTTCGCCTGCTTCTCGTAGGCAGCCGAGCCTTGGTCGACGGCGCCCTTCAGCGCGGCAAGCTGTTCGGTCTCCTGATCCAGCCCGGTCGAAAACTGCGAGCGGCGATCGGCAACGCCCTGAGCCTTGGCCGCGGCAGAGTTAGATGCCTCGATGGCCTTGGTCTGATCATACTTGGCGAGCGCGAGCTTCTTGGCCCGGTCGGCCAGCGCCGCGTCGCCTTCCGTCTGTGCCAGCGTCGTGGCGTAGGCTTCCTCGCCCGCCCGCTTACGCGCGTCAGTGGCGAACGTCAGTTCTTTCTCGACTATGGACAGACGGGCCGCAGCGTCAGCTCGCTTTTCATTGCGAGCCACCTCTTCCTGGCCGACGAAGATGGCATCCGCCTTCTGTCGAATCGTCTCGGTCTTTTCCGCTCGATCCTTCGGGTCCGCTATATCGCCGACGCCGCTCGTCCGAATCTGCTCCTGAATGAACTGCTCGCGCTTGTTCGTGCCGAGCTTCAGACCCTGAAGGCGCTGGTCTAGGCTCTCAATGGTGTTCTGATACGAGGTGACGGCATCCTGTGTCTTCTTGATGCTGTCCTGATTCGCCTTCCACGCCCGGTCTTGATCATCAAGCGTACCGGTCAGAGCATGGACCGCATAACGCGCAGCCGACTCACGCTGTTCAGTGGCGGCGAGGTTGGTGGCCAGTTCCCGAACGGAAGCGATGCGCGCATCGGTTTCGCGAGCGTTGAGTCCCTGTGCTTCGGCAAGCCGCCGCGTGGCCTGCTCCACCTGACCAATGGTGGCCTGCCCTTCGCGGTAGGCATTGATGGTCTCTTGGACTTGCGCGGACTCAGCTAGGCCCGAGCTTCCTGATTGGGCGGTAGCCAAACCGCCCCCTGAGAAGAAACCTGCTCCGCTGCCGAAGGTCGAGCCGACGGCAGAAAGTTGTTCGACCTGCTTTCTAACTGCGTCTGCCTCTTCGCGCGCCCTATCAAAACCGGCTAGAATGTTACTCGACACCGCGCCCTGTTGCGCTTCGGTCAGCAGGTTGAAGGCTGCGGCCAGCTTATCAACATTGTCCTTTGCGATGCCGAGCGTGCTCAGAAGGTCTTCGGTTTTATCCTTCTGCAGCTCTGCCGCCTTGGCTGCCTTCTCTTGGGCCGAGCCCATGACGCCGAAGCCGATGGCAGCGGCAGCAGCAATGGCAATAGCAGCGCCGACAGCCACCCCGACGGGGCCAAAAGCGCTCGCAATCTGCGGTCCCTGCTGCGCCAGAATGATGAGGGCGCTGGTGCCGGACGAAGCCTGGACGGCCACATCCTGAAGCTGCGCGCCAAGGTTGCCGAAGTCGACGCGGGCGCCCTTGGCGCTTTGGCCCGCCGCCGTTGTCGCTTGGCCGTGCGCCGTCGTGGCCTGCGTGGCCTGCTTCGTTACCTGAGCCTGAGCAGTGGTCGCCTGAACCGCCTGCGTGGTGGCTTGCGCCGTGCGGGCCGTCGCCTGCCCGTAAGTGGCGGCGCTGGTTGCCGCCTGCGCGAGGGATGCCGCCGCCGCTTGGGCTGCTTGCGCCGCCTGCTGCGTTGATTGCGCCGCCTGGGCTGTGGATCGCGCCGCTGCCGCCGTAGCCTGAGCCGAGGCATTAGCGCCGGTAATGATGGCCTGAGAGCCGCGAGAAACGAGGTCAGCAGCCTGCGCCAGTTGTATCTGGGCGCGAGTTAGCTCCTGAGTGGCTGCCGCGGCGGCACGATAGCCCGCGACTGCAGCAGAGCTATCGACGACGATATTCAAAGCAGCGATGGTATCAGCCACGGTCGCCGCCCTTTCCGCCCTTGTCGCGCCGTGCTTCAGCCAGCTTCGCGCACTCGTCTAGGTATGCGTTGTCCATCGTGCGCAGGGCCGCGGCCTCCCAGCGCTCGATGTCGGCGCCGGTCATGCGGTCATAGGCGTCGATGTCGCCCCAGACGATAGCCTCGGGGCCTGAGAAGCCCTGCCCGCGGGCATTGGACAGGTCGAAGAACAGCATCCAGAGGCGCTCGCCGCCGTTGGGCAGGGGCTCAGATGAAGGTTCTAAGGCGTTAGCCTTCGGAGGTTCATAGGTTCTGCCCTCCTTTTTCGCCGCCAGTCGCGCCCGCAGAGCCTGGCCCTTGCGCTTCTGCGCCTGATGGTCAGCGACGGAACCGCCGCCCGCACGCTGCCGCAGTCTCAGGTCTCGTCGGATGCGCTCGCAGAGGGCGTGGACGATGATCCGCCTTTGCGACTCAAAAAATTGGCACGCTGACCCGCATTAGCGTCGGCCTGAAGCGCGATCCAGTAGTGCTCGCGGAAGAGCCGGTCGAGATTGTCCCGCGTCGGCGGCAGGTCGTTGCCGTCCTCATCCCGGAACCCCCGCCAGTCGAGCACGATCATGGGCACGCACTCGGCCAGCGCGCGCTCCTCTTCCTTCGGGTCTGTCTCGCCGGTCGCCGATGCCTGCCGCAGCCGGGCCATGCGGCGGGCATACTCGCGGATATAGGCCCGGTGCTTGTCGCTGTCCGGGCCTGCCAACTTCAGCTCCAGCGTCTGGCCGTCGATCTCCACCGGCTGGCCGCCACGAAGGTGACGAACTGGAAACCAGACGCCTTCCTCCGCGAGAGGGCGAGGGTTGAGGTCTGAAAGACCGAGGAACATTTTCTCTCCTACGGGGTTACGTCTCTCACGACTGTGCATTTGGTCCCAGAACTGAGACCTGCGTCGAACTGGAATGTCTGAAGGCGCTCTGGGTCGGTGGTGACCGGCGCATCCCAGCCGGTCGTGCTCACGGCGGGAAAGGTGAACGTGTGCGACAGCCCGCCGAACGCCATCACGAACTCTAACGCATTGGTCGTGCCGTCGAGCGCGTCGTCCAGGCGGTCGCGGTTGCTGTAGGCGAGGGTCATCTCGCCCGACACCGCGTCCAGATTGCGAATTTTCCGATCCGGGAACCGTCCGGCGAACACGGCGTAGCGGTTCTCGAAGTTGTTCGAGAACGTCACGCGGAGGCTGGTGACTGTGACGCTGCCGCCAGCATAGGTGAGCGAGCCGCTCCATGTGTCATAGGGCGCGTGCGTGTCAGCGGCGACGGGCGAGCCAGTGGCCGTGCCGCTGATACTCACGTTCTCGGCCAGCAGCTCGATGGTCGTTTCCACCAGACCGTTCGGCTGGAAGTTGAAGGACATCGAGTTAACCTCGGCGTCCTCGTAAACGACGTAGCTGGTGGCGTCGGTCTGCCGGTCCTCAAAGGTAAAATACTTGCGCGTGCTGCCCTGGGTGAGGGTATTGGTCGACCAGGAGTTCTGGAAAGCGGCGGCGAGCAAGTCATCGTAACACGTAGGCGCGAACTCGACAGTCAGCGTCGGGTTCACCGGCACCGTACCAGCGCGGCCAGGAGTAGAAAACCGCGAGACCTGAGAAGTCTGGGCCTGGACACGGTTAAAAGTAATGCCCGAGGACCATGAGACCTTGGGCAAATACTTCAGGCCGCTGCTCTCTGGCGCATTACGCGCGCTCTGCGCCTTGAAAGCGATGTCAAATGCTGCACGATCGGCCATGGCTCAAGCCCTCAAAGCGGCGCCAGGGCGGCCCGCGCGGTCGGTGATGGGGTGGGTTGGGTAGAAAGGAAGGAAGATAGCTAGCTAGGCGGCAACGCCGTAGGTCACTGTCCAGACGCACGAAATCGGCACAAAGAACCCCGTCTCACCCTCGGGCGCCTGCACGCCAAGGTCGCGGCTGTTGCTCACGATGCGGACGGCCACGGTCGGGCCGATGATGGTCATGCCGCGGGGAAAGCGGCTGCGGACGTTGGCGGCGAGCGCATCAACCCCGCCGGGGCCGGAGCCCTCAGGGCCGAAGCAGTCCACGAGAAACAGCCCGCTTTCCTGCACGAGCTGGTCACCAGTGCCGAGGACCGTCCGCCCTTCCTGCGTACCGTAGACGACGCGGGCGCGGAGCCAGAGGCGGGCGCCGGTCGTGGGGGGTGTAAACGGGCTGTTCTCCCAGGCAATCGGGGGCACACCACTCATCGTGGCGAGCCTCTGTTCCAGGAGGCGCCTTATCTCTTGATCTGGCTGGGTCATCAGCCAGCTAAATGATACCTGTTGATTGCCGACTCAGAGCGCCCGTCAACATACAACGGGCCAGCTAGCCAGAAGGTCACCCGCATCATAAGGGGGATGATGAACCGTGCGGCAATGTAGCCGAGCCAGATAACGGGGTACTCGATACACGCCAACGGCACCAACAGAGCGATCAGCAGAGACTTACCCATTTGACCTCACCTTGGCTACGATCTCGCGCACGTAGAGCGGGATATCCGCCGCCACGCCGCGGATCACGGGGTGGCCGGGCCGGTTTCGGCTCGGGACACCGAACTCCTCGTAGATCGCATAAGGCGTGGCGTTGGTGATGTAGACCCGGTCGCCCATCTTCGCCCGCTTGGTCTCAGGCAGGTTACGCGCCTTCATGGCCGAGCGGCTGGTGTCCTTGCGGTTCTCGTCATAGGTCATGTCGGCGCCGTTGATGCCGATGTTCCAGTTGCCGATCATGCGCCCGGTCCAGATGTGGTTCCGGTTGCTAATCTCGGTCACGATGCGGGCGGACACGTCCTGCACGACCTTGTCGATATTACGTGCTGCAACATCGTTAAACCTGACGACCTGCTGGCTCAGGTTGCCACTGATGCGGAGGACCGGCACCTCAGTAGGGCCGTACGCTCACGATGGGGATGGCGTGGAATTTGCCGGCACCGGGGGCGCCCACAACCTCGATGCTGCCGCCCGACGCCGGAAACATCACCCAGTCCTTTTCGCCTTGGTCATACTGGACGGCGAGCGGATCATCGACTGTCGGCGCTACGCCATCGACGCGGACGAAAAACGGTCCAGTACCTCGCGCATGGACGCGCACGCCATCAGCACCGGTGAACGGCCCCATGGTCTTGGCGTTGCCGTCCATATTCACAGACAGCACACCGCCGCCATAGTCCAGGATGGGGAATGCCGACTCGCCGTTCTGCGTTCGGGCCATGTGGATTGCCATGCGTGCTCCTCAGCGTCCTAAGTCACAGGCCCAGCCGATGAACCCACCCTGGATGATCAGCGGCTTGATGTTGCCGATCTCACTTTCGGCGCCGGTCAGGCTGTCCACGATGCGGTCATCGGAGTTGGGCGCTGCCCGCCCGTCGCCTGTGTCATCGAGGGCAGGAATGAGAACGCCGGCTTTTTCACGGACGATGAGTGAACCGGCCATGTTCACTTGGCCTGGGCTGAGTGGCAGAGCGATGATTTCCTCTTCCTCGACTGTCTCAGCCGCTTGACCAGTCGCGGGGTCATAAGCGCCCTTCGTGACACGCTTGAGCGTGTGCAAGTGGCCGTACTTCCGGACCTGACGGCTTACGGTGGCGACGAAGGTCACGGGCGCCAGGTCGAATAGGGCCAGGGATAGCGCTGGGTGGAGCTGAACGCCGGCAGCGGCCGGTCGCGGTCCTGGTCTACGCTGTTCATCTCGTCCGCGTCCACACCGCCGACAAACGGCGCGGCGATGACCGCCGTGGAGCCGCCGCCGCCGACCACACCCTCGCCGGCTGCGGTTGCCATGGCGGCATATTTTTCAGCCAAGGCTAGATAGTGCTTATGCTGATCGGAACTGTTCTCAGAGATTCCGGCAGAAGCCAGTGTGGAGCTGACCTGCGTCGCAAAGCGAGCGGCCAGCGTGTAGCACAGGTCAGAGGCAGCGCGGTAATAGCCACCGCTGATCCCGTACTGAAACGAAATCTCCTGGTCAGTAAGCAGCCATGGGTCCGGGCCAACATCTCCAATCATCGCCCGCAGACGAGTGACGGAATTGAGGCCCGGATTACCAGGATCATAGGTGAAGGTGATTGGCACTTAGGCCGCCTTCTCGTCCTGCTTTGCCTGCTTCTCAATCTCGGCAGACTTGGCAGCCGCGCGCTTGGCCTTGTCGGCAAGCTCGGCCTTGTGCTCGCTCAGGTAGCGCTTGGTGTTGGCCGCAGCCGCCGCGCGCTGCGCCTCCAGCCGACGCTCGTCTGCGTCGGCGGGAGCCACATCCTTCTTCGCGCTCACTACTTCTCGGCCTTCTCGCGAGCCTTGGTGACGCGCTCGCGCGCCTCGGGCGTGGCACTCTCGTCCACCACCTGAAGGCCCATGTCGGCCTCGACCTCGCCCGGAACCGGGGGATTGCTCTCGACCGTCTGCTGCTCGGGCAAGGTCCCGCCACGACCAGCGGCGGCGTCCTTCTCGGCCCGCTCCTGCGCCTGCTTCTCCTCAAGCTCGGCGCGCTCACGCTCTAGCTTGGCCTCTTCGTCAGACTTCTTCGGCATTGCCGCTCTCCTCGCTGCGTACCTTGGGCGGACGCCCACGGAGACGGGGAGCCTCACCGGGCTCCTCGGCACCATTGTCCGCAAGCTGCGCTTCCAGCTCGGCCACGCGCTGCTTCAGCGCCTCGTTCTCCTGCCGCAGGGCATCGTCACCGGGACCCCGGGTCTGCTGCTGTGGCGAGGAGGCTTCAGCGATCAGCTTGCGCGCAACCAGAACCTCGATATCGGCGTCAGGCACCTCATGACCATCGCCGGGGAATGGCTCTCCCGCCGAGTAATCACGGCCGGAGGTGTGGAACCCCCGGCGTGCCTTGTAGGTCTTCTCAGCCATCAGGCTACGAGGCTCGTGAAGAACACGCCGAGGCTTGCGTCCATGATCTTCATGTCCCACGCCGCAAGCGCGTTGAGCTGGTCCGAGTAAGCCAGCCCGATGCGGTGCCACCCGAATACCGTCCCGTCTTCATTGGCAGCGCCGTTGTGCAGCCCCTCCCAGCCGAAGATGCCGATAGCGGTGCGGGTGGCGCCGCCTGCGGCCAGCGGGTTACGGTGCAGCAGCAATGCGCTTTTGGCGTTGACGGTATAGCTGAAGCTATCCGTCGCCCCCTCCAGGGCACTGTTGTAGACCGACCGTGCGACAAGAATCTCATCGACCATGAAATACTGGCGTAGCGCGTCGTCCATGACGATGTTCGGCGCATTGTCGCCGGCCAGCGCCGTCAACTGCGGATGACGACGCAGCCGCAGGTAGGTGGTGGCGCCGAGCACCAACACGTTCGGCATGAAGCCGGTCGCGAGGAACATCGTCTCGCGCTCAGCCTCGATGTCATCGTAGGGCGTGCTGGCCGCATCGTTCCACTGCTTGACCTGAGCGCCCGAGGGCGTGCCCGAGACGCCGGTCACGTCACGGCCCCAGACGCCGGTCGTCATCGCCTGGACGGCGAAGAACCGATCACGGCGGATGGAGTGCTTCCGCATCAGGATGTCACGAGCGTTCTGGTCTAGCACCAAACGCTTGCTGTTGTTGGCACGCTCGCGATCGTCAATGCGATGACCGAGACCATATTCCTGACAGTTGTAGGTCCCATCGCTGGTGCCGTAGGTAACCAGCTCGACCTCGCCACCGAGCGGGCGGGTTTTGACCTCATCCCGGAACCAATCGCCCCGGTTGTAGATCATGAACTTCCCGGTCTGAAACATGACCGGAATCGGCGTTCCGGCACGGTAAGCGACCGAGCCGGGGTTGGTGCGTTCGAAACCGAGCGAGGTGTCGGTCAGGAACTGGTCGTAGTGGATGTCATTGCGACCGTTATTGAAGGCGGGCATTTGAGTTCCTCCCCCGCCTACAGAGCAACGTGCGGGTTGAGTTCGATCTCGAAGATCACGTTGGACGACGCCGCGGAGTAGCTGGTCCCGATGGCGTTCTGTCCGGTGGTGGCGGTCACGACCTTGCCGCTCGCGTCCGTGGTCACGGAGAGGCCAGCGCTGGCGACGGTGCCGCCCGCGATAACCTTGACCTTGCCGCGGATGCAGACGGAGACGCCGCGATTAGCAGCGGCGCCCTCGTGGATGACCCCCTTGAGCTGAGCCGTCGCATTGGCGCCTGCGAGCGCCCACTTCCCCGACGTGTTGTAAAACGCAATGTAGCGCTCTTTGCCGGTGAGGTCCGCCGCGGCATCGCCAGAGCGAAGATTTACCGGATCGTAAAGTTCAGTTGCCATTGACCAGGCCCTCCCGCTCGTCGGCGTAGCGCTTGGCGAGCTGCTCGTTGCTGTTCATGACCAAGCGGCCTGCTTCAGCACGGCTGAGCTTCGGGTCTGCCTGCATCATCTTGGTGACCTCGGCCTGATACTCGGCCTGGGCGCTGCCCATGACGGGCTTGCCTGCCTTGCCGACCTCGCGCATGAGCGTGGCGAAGGCGCCCTCGGCCTCGCGCATGCCCTTCAGGATGCGGTCCTTTGCGGGACCGTCGGCCATCTTGTGGACCGCCCGCAGCGCCTCGCCCTTCTCCACAGCAGTGCCGGGGGTGTAGGGAAAGTCAGCCTCGGCCCGCTTCTGAAACTCCATGGTTTCGGCCTTCTCGACGGCCTCCTCATGGCTCTTGCGGAGGGCCGCAAGCTCGGCCTCGGTCTTCTCAATGCGGGTCTGCTCGGCCTTGGCGAGCTTCGCCGTCTCCTCGACCTTGGCCTCAGCGGCCTTGGCCTTCTCCTGCTCCTGAGCCAGCGCCGCCTGGACTGTGGCGAGCTGGTCCTGGAGCGCCTTGACCTCTTCGTCGGTCATCGTGCTCTCACCAGTCTTGCCGTCACCAGCGGCGCCAGAAATGGAAACGGCCGGGGGTGAGCCGGCCGTCTGGTCACCACCACCGTTGCCGGCGGGGCTTTCGTCACGCTTGAAGAGCAGGACGTGCGCGCCTGGGTTGGCGCCCCTGTCTACAAGCGAAACTTCATTGAACGTGAGCTTGCGCAGTCTAGTCGCCATCTGTGATTTCCTCGCGGATGGCCCTGCCCCCAATTGAGAACATTGGGAGTTCACCTGACTCTACTTTGGCGACTATTTCGGCTGGCAGCTCCATACAGCCGAGCCAGCCCACCTTGCCGAGGTCCACGCCGAGTGCGGCCTGCAAGCCCTCGGTGAGCACGACGCTCTCGACGACGTCGCCGATCGCCTCGCCCTGGTGCATGACCTTGGCGTGGCGGTACGCCTTGGAGAACCCGTGCGCAGCGGCGACCAGCTCGGGCTCCTCGATCACGTCGCCCTGGCTGTCCACGACCGGCTTGCCACCTTCCTTGATGACGGAGAACCAGCCCCAGACGAGGCGCTTCTCAACGTCGACCTTCAGGACTTCGGCCGTGAGCGAGGCATCCACCTGCGCGTTCGCGGGTGACTGATCGGGCATGGCGGAGTATCCTGGGAAAGAAGTCGATGGAGATGGCTATGGACGAGCTTGTGCCCGACAAGTTCTATTGGATAGACTACTTCGGCGAGCTAACGGTTGCTCAGCTCAAACTTAGCCATTACGGCGAACGCTATCTCTTGCGGATTGGCGTTGACTGCTACGGCGCGATTCAAGAAAGCAGCAAGGAATGGGAACGGGGCTATTGCCGCGTGATAGCGGAGGCTAAGCCGCCCGAGCTATCGAGTAGGTCAACCAACACCGACAATTCGCAGTGTTAGCCAACGGCGCGCTCGGATCGTGCGGGTAAAGTATCCCACCGTAGGGCGAGGCGAAGCGCCCGAAAAGCGGCACCCCCTCGGGGTTCATGGTCGGGATTTGCAGGTGGGCGTCGCGCACCCGACCGTCGGATAGGTGGTTCCACCGCTTGCGCGTCTGCTGGGCGTCAATCAGCCCATCCTCGGCCGCTTGCTCCCACACCCGCTGCGTTGCGATGGCAGCGGCGCGCCTGCTCTCAGCGTCGGCGATGAACCCGGCCCGCATGTGCTCGGCACGACGGCGATAGCGCTCCAAAGCGGCATCTGCCTGCGCTCGCGTGCGCCGTGGCTGCCTTGCGCCATCACGCGCGGCCTCTGCTGCTTCCGTCGTTGCTTGGCGCTGTAGGCCCGTCTGCAACGCCTCTGCGCCTCTCACTTGCTGTTCGGTCAGCCCTATGCTCTGGAGCACCGCCCGCGCGAGTTGTGCTGGCGTCTGCTGGGAGGGAGCCGATCCCAGGACAACCCGCACCACGGCCGCGCGGACGGTCTGCTTGAGGTAGCTGGTGACGCTACCTATCCATGTCTGAGCTGCGGTAACGGTGGCGGGGGCGAAGGCGCGGAAGCCCCACGGAGCGCGCTTGCGGACGAACGTGGTCGCCAGCTCGTCGCCTATGAGCTTGCCGGCGGAGATGAGGGCTTCGTGGAGGGCGGTTTCGAGGGGGCGGAAAGGCTCAGCGGCGAGGGCAGCGTCGACAAGTCGAACAGCACCGTAGCTGTCGCCACGCGCAAGAGCTGCGGCCAACTCGTGACGCTTGATGTGCCCCCTGATTCTGGCAACGGATAGTAGGAACGCGGCACGTATTTCACGGCGGGAGCGCTCAGCGGCTCGCTCCTGGAGGTTGGCTTGCGCGATACGGTTCATTAACTAATGCCGCCTGCTTGGCCGCCCATTCGTCAACGACCATCTTGCAGAGCATATAGAGCACCGCTTGGTCGGCGACATCTTGAGCTAAATTGCCCAGGATGGCGTCCCACCGTGCCTTGAACCGCTCTTCCTCGGTCCTGACCCAAAGCACGACCTTCTCTTTGGCCGCCTCGTACCGAGCATAATCCTCTGGCGACAGCCGATGCTGGAGTATCAGCTCACCGTCGACCTTCACCGACCCTCTCCTGGAGGGCTGCTTGGGCGGCTCGGTTCATCCTTCAGGTGCTCGCCCGCTTCGATCGCCCGCGCAATCTCGGTGAATTCCATGGCCACATCAGGCCATCCCATCTCGTGCTGCTTCCACAGCCAAGCCACAATGCGGCTGCGCTCGCGCTCCTCGGCCGCCTGGAACAAATCTTCCGCGGGGATGAAGTAGGGCCTCGGCCAGTCGCTCACGGCCGTGCCCTCGGCCGCACGCCGCCATCAGCGGTGAACTCGACGCCACCTTCCTTGAGAGCACTCACCATAGCAGTGAGATTACCTCTAATGGGCGTCCGCCGACCGCACTCAAACTCCATGAGAGTGCGTAACGCGATGTTGGCCTTCTCAGCAAGCTGAGGCTGAGTCCAGTTTACGAAGTACCTTGCCGCCTTCATCTGGAGCGGCGCCGGGAAACAGGTGACGGGTCTAGGAGCGCGCCGCGCACGCGGCCATCTCGGAACCTGTCTGTTCTCAAGACGCTCTGGCCCGATAAGATGGATCAACCGCGTCTCGGCGTCTCTAGCCTCATCCGCTGAAAGGCCGCTCGCCACGATTTCGAAGGCCATCGAACGGGCCTTGGCATTCAACCTCGCTCGCTCGGGGGAACCTTGCCCTACATACCGGACATGCCCGGCTCTATCCCAGAGGAGATAGACGCAGCTGCCGGACCTTCGTAGCTCCTCACGCCCCTCGTCAGCGCCTCGCAAGCCAGCTCCACCGGCTTCGGCACCGGCAAGTCGCCCTTCTCGTAGAGCTGAAGCGACGCTCGACTGACCCCGATGGCCTCGGCCGCCACTCGCTGGCTCCAGCCCATCCACTTCCGCCATGTCCTCAGTCCGTCCTTGGTCATGACGGCTGTATAAGGGCTAGGCCAAAAAAGTGCAATAGGTCTGCATTTCCCTGTTGACGCCCTGGCCGGAAGGGCCTAATGATTAGGCCATCAGCAAGGGAGAGAACAGATGCTTAAGAAGGTGACGAAACGGCAGGCCAGCCTGATCAAGCGCGGTTATGCCTACGTCCGCTACCAGCACTACGAGAACAACGGCGTTGAGGCCGGCACCGTTCTCTCAGTCCACAAGGACAGCTTCTCAGCCCACCGCGCGGCGCCGACCACCTGGGATGTCGGCATTGACGAGGTGAGCATAACCCCCGACCGCTTCGGTCACTGCGACGTGGTCGTCGACTAACACCTCAACCGGGCCGGCGGGCGCTAGCAACACCCGACCGGCCCTAACCACCCAACTCAGTGGGAGTGAGTCACGATGGCTACGGCCACCTACAACCTTCGCTCGGTCATGCACAAGGCTTGGGCCACGGCCCGCTACAACGCCCGCCGGCATGGCGGTTCCGTCCGCACCTACATCGCCGCCGCCCTGCGTGAGGCATGGGCATTCGAGAAGCGGTTGCGGGTCGAGATGGCCGCCAGCAACGCCCGCGTTCAGGCTGCCATCGAGGCCATCAAGGCGAGCCACAGCGCCGAGGGTGTGGCCAAGCGCGCCGCCGACATGGCTGGCTGGCAGGCCCGCTGCGGCATGCCCCAGCGCAGCTACGGAAGGGCATGGCGGTGAGAGACGCTAAGGAGATCGAGCGGCTGCGTCAGATCATTCACGATCTCTGCGTCCGCGCCGAGAATGCCGAGGCCGAGCGCGACGAACTCCGCGAGGTGCTGCGCGACCTCCTCACGCTGCGGCAGGCCGAGACTGACGGTGTCAACGGCCAGTATCGCAACCTCGCCCAGCGCGAGCGTGACGCCTGGAAGGTCGCTGCCGACCTCACCCACTTTGAGGACGGGCCATCGTCATGACCACCGACCTCCTGCCCCTGACACAGCCCAGCTACCAGCGCCCGCTCGTCCACATTGACGACATCGGCCGCGCCCTCGACCGGGCGAGAATCTTACTCGATAGCTCCATTCGAGAGCTTCGTTCGGCAGCGCATGTGGCGCCGGAGGCCGAGGGGTTGGCCGAGGAGTTGGCAGCGGTGAAGGCCAAGCTTGTGAAGGTTTGGAACGAGCTTGAAGAGCCCGAACTCCCGCTGGAGAACTGACGATGAGCAAGCCGAAGATTGTCGGTCCGGCCAGTGAGCTTATGACCGTCCACAGCATGCCAGCGGTCTGTACCTGCTGCGAGCGCCCGCTAAAGGGCAATGTGGCATGGCTGGAGCTAGACCAGCGAGACGACACCTATCACGACCGGGGCGACGTGCCGCCAGAGAGGTCACAGGGATGGTTCCCGTTCGGCATCACCTGCGCCACCAAGCTCAACGCTGCGGCACGTACCGCTTCGCAGTGAGTGACGTGGAGGATGAGTACGGTGACGGCTTCTGGCTACGTGAGATTACTCGCTGCCGCGCCGTGCTCAGCCCTAGCTACGGCTACACGGTAAGGCCCGATGAAGGCCGGCACTGCCAGCAGTGGGCGGCCAAAAGCAACTAACCACTCACGGGCGGGGCTGCGGCTCCGCCCAACACAGGAGAGGATGATGTCAGTTCACAAACCCAGCCCGTGGCAGCCCAAGCCTCGTCGCTATTGCAGCGAGGAATGTAAGGCTGCCGATGAGAAACGCCTCGCTGAGGCAGAGAAGGCGTTCGGCCAGCGCAAAGCTGGCCGCCCCGCGCCCGAAATGGCCACACCTAAGGTTAAGGACTAACTACCCGCGGGGCGGAGCTTTCGGCTTCGCCCTAAGCGCGTCCACTGGAGAGAACGACTTTGAGAAAAGGCACCACCTTCTGGCGTACCGTAGATGTCGCCCACATTCAGGCACGCTTCTGGGCCAAGGTTGAGAAGACCGAAAGCTGTTGGATTTGGAAGGGCTCTCTGAGTGGCAAAGGCAACTACGGCTATCTATGGGTTGTTGACCGCATCCAGCGAGCGACAAGGGTATCTTGGTGGATCGCGACTGGAGAGTGGCCTGACGCGGCGCTTGATGTCTGCCACAAATGCGACACGCCGGCATGCGTGAACCCAGACCACCTCTTTCTAGGCTCTCGTTCAGAGAACCTCTTTGATGCTTCGCGCAAGAGAAGGCTCGGCGTTCAGCGTAACCCTGAAGCATACACGGCCGTAATTGAGCGGTTGGCCGATAGGGAACGGTGCAAGACGCATTGCCCGCATGGGCATGAGTACACTCCAGAGAACACGATACAGACCAAGAAGCAGAGAAGATGCCGCACATGCTGGAACCGGATTAACAATCTTCGAAGGCGGAAGAAGAGAGCGGAACGGTCAGGGCTGCTTGGCCCGTAGAGCTTCAACCTCAGCCTGTTGAGCTTCCAGTTGCATTTCCCGATCTTCTTCGGCCTGAGCCTCGCGCTCGCTAAAGGTCTCTTCATCTATAAGTGGGAGATCAGCCGCTTCACGGAGACTGTTTTCTGTCTCCAGATGGGCAGCGATGGGCACACCAGCCCCGCTGATCTTGGCCACGAAGTTCGCGAGCGCATCGAGGTCTACCTGCGCCACCCGGCCGTGGGCCAGCTTCGGCATGAGGCGATAGTCCAGCGCGTTGAGCGCCCACAGCCGGGGCAGCTGGTGCCGGTTGATGGTGTCCTGGATCACGTCCACGAACCAGGTGATGGCGGCGACGAACAGGTTTGACTTGTCCTTGCTGAGCGCAAACGACCCCTGCTTGCCGGCGCCCAGCAGCATGAAGTCAGCCATGCTATTTCTGAACACATCCCCAGCCAGACGCGCTATCGTCCCGTTGGTGTCGATGCTACGCGTGCCACCGGATGTGATCAGGTCCACGTCATACTGAGGCAGACTGGACGGCTTGCCGTCTGCATCGAGCCAGGGGTCGCTTGGGTAGATCAGCCCGCCCTGCTCGTTCTTTTTGAGGTCGCGGGCGATTGACTCGTACTTCGCATAGACCGCTTGGCGAGCGGCCTCCTCGGCCGGGTCGGCTTTGGCAATCAGGAGTGTCGACGGCACCTTGACCCGCGGCAGGCCCGTCAGCTCACGCTCGATGCCGACCAGTTCAATCTGTTCGACGTGGCGTCGGGCACGGAAGGCCAGGTAGGCAGAGCGCAGAGCCGAACGCCCCTCGGGGCTGCCCATCTCGCGCGCGGTCCTGAACAGCAGCCCACGCTCGATCGGGATGCGCACGCCGTCGGGCTTGCCCTCGACCTCCTGCACGAACGCCTGGACACCGCCTGTCTCATCCAGGTCCCAGCGCTTTAGCGTGAGCTGGCTGCGGCCCACCATCTTGCGAATGCCGATGCGGCCGTCGTCGAAGTCGCTGCGCAGCGCAGGGTCCGCCTGGTCTGGGCCAACGCGGCGCTTGTAGACCGTCTCCAGGAACGACCACCCGAACACCACCATGCTCATGGCGTCGGTGATCATGTCGTCGAAGCTGTGGCTCATGTCCCGCAGGAACACGCCCTCGACGAACTCAGCCTCCTCCTGTGCGCTAGCGCTCTCGTCCGCGGGCTCAACGCTCCAGCCCACGCCCCGGCACAGCAGCTCGATGGCAGTGACGACCGCCCCGGCGACGGGATCGGTGTCGCGCATCTCGTGCAACCGCTCGCGGCCATCCTTGCCGTTCAGCTCACGAAGCGCGGTGCGGTAGATGTTGCCGCTATAGTCGGTGCGGTAGCCCGCAGAGCCGAGTTCGACGAAGGGGCTTGCTGCCATCCGGCGTCCAATGCATTAGGATGGCGATGCGCACACGCGGTGTGGAGGGACACACCCAGCAGTAGCCGAGTGTTTCAGGCGCCGGCCTTGCCCGGAGAACGCTGGTTCGAATCCAGCCTGCTGAGAGGGGACGCCCTAGCCGGTATCAAGCCCGGCCGTGCGCGCGCCCCGCTAGTCCGCGGCCAGCCGCTCAGCCACCGCCTGGAGGTCTATGCCGAGCGTGCGGGCCAACTTCTGGAGCGCGAGGGCACATGCCTCCTCTTCGCGCCAGCACGTCGCATGCTTGCCGATCGCGATGCCCATCAGCGTGGGGCTGCAAGGCAGGCCGAGGAGCGCTGCCAGGATGTGGTGAGTTAGCTCGTGATCACGGGACATGCGCGCTGTGTCAGCGCCGTAGCCAAGCTCACGAGCCCGCGCCTTGTATCCATCCGTCGCCTGCGGGTACGCCGCAACCTCGCCCTCTGGGTAGACCGTAACGGTTAGCGGGTCATCGTGGAGGCGGATGTCTGCACCAGCCAGGTGGATGGTCTTCACGCGGCAGCCGAGGTGAAGAGCGGGCCGACTTCACCGGGCTCTACAGCGGGCTTCTCAGCCCCGCCCAGGCGTCTCACGATGTCCTGGATGTATTCGGCCTCGCGCTCCACGAGCACAGCCTGGAAGCCCTCGGCGACCGCCGCAGCTCCAGTCGTGCCGCTGCCGGCAAACGGGTCGAGCACGGTGCCGCCGGGGGGCGTGACCATGCGGACGAGCCAGCGCATGAGGGAGAGGGGCTTTATGGTCGGATGAGATGACCCTGCTCGATCAACCTTCCCCGCCTTCGCGCTGTAGTGGAACCGCAGCTCCTCGCGCGTGAGCGGGCAGGGCTGGAAGAAGCGGGCGGCTGAACCGCGGTCGTGATAGCTGCCCCAGCAAGTGCGGTCAGCAAACTCCCCGTAGACCGTCTGCGTCTTTGAGCTTGGGGCACTCGGACGGATGTTGCCGCCGGCCACCCGCTCCCCGAACAGGTCGAACGCCGCCAGCACTTCCTCGTCGCCTGAGTGGACTAGGTTGGCGGGCCAGCGGCCTACTGCGTTGTAGGTCGGCTGCTCATGGTCAGAGCGGAGCCCGCTCGCCTCGCCTTCTTTCCACGTCACGCGAGCGGAGCGCTGCCGCTGCACCTTGGCAGGATCGTACTCCTCGCCCATAACAACCCTGCACCCGTCGATATTCAGCGCCCCCGTGCCCCAGCGCAGCACGTTTAAGTGGATGCTGGGCTCACTTAGAGATTTCCTCGCCAAGCAAATCGGCTCATGGCTGGGTTTTAGGGCTCCCGAGAACCCACCGAACTCCGGCGAGAGTTTGCCGCATCTCGGGCAGCAGCCACCGTCTCGTAGTGCTCGTCCATCCAGTGCTCCAGATGGCTCGCATAGACCTTCAGGTTGTCCAGCCGGTTGTCTGCCCGATCCAGATTGCGATGATGCACTTCCTCGCCCGGTTCCAGCGAGCGGCCTAGCATCTGCTCCGCTACCAAGATGTGTTCGCAGACGTAACCGTTCTTCCGCGCCCTCGGATGGTCCCGCTTCAGCACCATCACGTAGCCTTTGCCCGGCTCGACGTAGCGCCCGCCCTTCCAAGCCGGGTTGTTCTCTCCCGCTAGCTTCGGGTTCGGACCCCGTGGGCCATAGCTCCGATGGACTGTGTTCCGGCAAGCGCGGGAGCAGAACTTCCCCTCGTTCGTCGTCATAGTAGACGGGCGGCGGTAGATCGGCTTGTCGCAAAGGTCGCAAGTCGTGTTCGGCCGCCTGTTGGTCATCGCACTCACACCACTCAATGCCTGAGCGGTTTTTTAGCAGACCAACTTTTGCAAATCCAGTCCCATAAATCCACGCGAGCTGATCGCGGACCTCGAACCCCGCATCCTCGATCGCGCACACCATGCGGTGGTAGGTGCGGGTGCCGCCGAACGCCACGAGATGGGCGCCGGGCTTGAGCACGCGGTAGACCTCGCGCGCCCACTCCTCGCACCAGTCTTGAAAGGCCCGCATCTGCCGGACGCGAGTGGCCTCGCGCGCCTCATCCCACTGTGGCGCGTCGCAGGTGCATGGCTTTGCACCCCGGCGCCGACCGCCACACGCTAGGCAGTTGGCATTGCGGGTGCCACCCCAGCCACCTGGCGTAGCGCGCTCACGATCGCCGAAGAGCTTTGACTTGCCGCCGAGCTGCCAGGGGGCATCCCACTCGCGCCCCATGAACTCCAGCCCATAAGGCGGGTCCGTCACCACCGCCTCGATGCTGTCCGAGTCGAGCGTCCGCAGCACGTCCAGGCAGTCGCCGTGGTGAAGCGTGGCCCCGCCGACCTGGATCATGCGACAGCCTCTGCGAACAGGGGCGCATCGCCCCGCAACCGCTCGGCACCCATCGCGACGTAGGCGGGACTCATCTCGATGCCCACGCTGCGGCGCTGGAGACGCTCGGCCACGAGGAGCGTGGTGGAGGCCCCGGCGAACGGGTCGAGCACGGTTCCGCCGGCAGGACAGCCCGCCTTGATGCAACGCTCGGCCAGCTCGGGGGGGAAGGTTGCAAAGTGATCCGTAATTGTGGTATCTTCCTCGCATGTACACGTGCGAGCGTTGCCATCAGCCGTTTGTCCCGAGGGATGCTTCGGCTGCTCACCAGAAGAGAAACCCTGCTCGGTTCTGCTCTCGGGACTGTGGCCGGACATGGCGCCGGAAGCAGGTTGAGGTTCACTGCCGCCAGTGTGGGCAGGTGATGCTGCGGCGACAGTCCCATGCTGCGAAGTCCCAGGAGCGAGGCCCGTTCTGCGGCTTTCGTTGCTATGCGGACTGGCAGGCGACGAACACTCGTGGAGCAGCGAACCCGAACTATCAGGCGTCCAGCCCTCGACGAGGCTCGTCTGAATGGGAGCGGGCGCGTCTAGTGGCTCTGGATCGGGACAGGCATTGCTGCCAGGACTGCGGGCAGACTGAGAAGCGGCTTGTGGTCCACCATATCCAGCCGTGGACGCCTCAGTCCGCCGCTCCCCATGCAGTGGGCAATCTGGTGACACTTTGCGACCGCTGCCACCGGCTGCGCCACGCAGCAGATGAGCGCCGCTGAAAGGCTGGGTGGCGATCGTCCAGACGGAGCGGATGTTGCGGCCGGTCTGGGCGAGATGTTCGGCGGCTCGGTCGCCGAGCATCTTCATGCCGTCGGGCCTGCCACTGTCGTAAGGGCGCTTGTTGCCAGGAGGGCTCACGCCAAGCGTTAGAGGCTCCTTCACCGCCTCCGCATCGAAGAAGTATCGCGGGCTCTTCGCGAGCAGGAACAGGTACTCATGCGCCTTGGTCGGGCGGTCGGTGACGCTCTCCGGCATCGGGTTGGGTTTCGCCCAAATGATGTCCGAGCGCAGCCACCAGCCGTCGTCTTGCAGCGCGAACGCCACGCGCCAGGGAACGCCGACGAGGTCTTTCGGCTTGAGGCCGTCCGTGGGCTTGCGCTGTCGAGCCTTACCGGCAAGCTCGGAATGCTTGCCCGTCCCGGTCCCGTATGCCGCGGCCCTACGAGCTAGGTCACCAACTCCGCAGTCATCCCGGCCGATTTTCCCGCCTGCGAAAGAGTCGCCCAGGTTCAGCCAGCACGTCCCATCCGCCCGCAGCACGCGCCGCACCTCGCGGAAGATCGCGACCAGCTTCTCGACGTACTCGCCGACCGTGGGCTCGAGGCCGAGTTGCCCGGCCACGCCGTAGTCGCGCAGGCCCCAATAGGGCGGGCTGGTGACGCAGCAGTGGACGCTGTCGGCCGGCAGCCCCACCAGCACCTCGCGGCAGTCGCCGTGCAGCAGCGTGGCCCCGCCGACCTGGATCATCCCGGAACTCATCTCTCGTATTGGGGTGGTTTCGTGATGCAGTTCTGAGACGCTGGCGTGCTTGGCCGCGTCCGCTCAGTGAGAGACTATCAAAAACGGTCGTTTGCGGGGTACGCGCTGCGTGCATAAGAGGCATGCTGAAAGAGCATTAGCGGAAGCACGCAATGCGTGGCATAACCCTTCTCACGCCAGGGCAATCAAGCCCGGCGAAAGGGAGGCCCCCGATGGCCACTTCTCCTTCTCTTCCCCCCCTGCGGCGCCGCCTGCGCGGCCTGCCGGCCAGCTGCCACAAGCAGCTGTGCGGAGGCTACCTCCGCGAGGCGGAGCGGCTTCAGGGCCGCAACCCGGCCCGCGAGGCCGAGCTTCTCTCCCTGGTGGAGCGGTGGCTCCCCTACGCGGAGGCGGCGCGATGAGCGCCGTTACCTTCCGCCCGGCAACGGGCGAGGGCGGCTTCGTCGAGATCGGCGTCCGTGACGCCATCTCCGGCGAGATCGTCGGCCTCATCAGCCGGCCCTGCACCGGGGCTAAATGGCTGGTGTACGGCCGCACCGGGGTCCGGCCGGTAGCTCGGATGCGCAGCCGCAAGGCTGCCGAGGAGTTCTTCCTCAACGGGAGCGGGGCTTAGGCCCCGTTTTTCGTTTGCGGGAGGCAAAAAAGTTGGCGCTCGCTGAAGAAAGCTGTTGACCACTAGCACGCACTGCGTATACTCAGGGCATCAGCAAGGGAGAACGCAGATGACCAGCACCGAGATGCAGAGCCTTACCACCTACGAGTGCATCGGCATGGCCGACCTAGAGCCTCACATGGTCCGCGACGAGGGCTTCCGCCGGCAGGAAATCGCGATGAAGAAGCTGGCAAAGCTCCAGAAGCAGGTTGAGGCAGCGAAGAAGGCACTGGCCGAGGCCGGCATGATCGCGGCGGCTGGCATGGCCGAGATAGCGAAGGCAGCATGAAGGAGATGGTACGTGAGGCCCGGCGCTCACTGGGCCTCACCCAATCCCAAGCCGGCCACCTCTTCGGCGCCACTCTGCGTACATGGCAGGACTGGGAGAGCGGCAACCGCAAGCCGCACGGTTCGGCGCTGCTGCTGATCGAGCTGGCGTGCGAGAAGCCCGAGGTGGTGGACTGGCTGGAAGCGAAGCGGGCAAAGCAGGAGACGGCGGACGCGCTTGGCGAGCTGGCTGGAGCGGACGCAGAAAACCTCTAGCTGGCAGAAGAAAGCTGTTGACGGTACACGCATCGCGTATATAATCAGGGGCATCAGCAAGAGAGACAGAAGATGCAGGCCACCGAGTTCCTCTACCCCGCCACCGCCGAGAAGGCGGACCTGCTCCGCTCTCTGCTCGCCACCTGCGGCGTCCAGGGCGCCCGCGTCCGTGTCATGCGCAACGGCGCTGCCCGTCTCGTCCTCCGCAACGCCAGCGACCGTGACGGCGCCCGTGACGCCCTCGTTCTCGCCGCCGCCCGCACCACCACCGGTGGCACCTTTGCCAACCCCGACAGCCGCTTTGCCTGGAACGGCCCGGTTGAGGTCTTCGTCCGCTTCGGCGCTCCGTGAAAAATTCACGGTCTGCCTAAAGAAACCCGTTGACGTGACACGCGCTGCGTGTAGACTGGGCACATCAGCAAGGAAGAGCGCAGATGACCACCGAGACCAGCATCCGCAGCCAGCTTCGCTGCATCATCCGCGACAACGCCAGCAATCCTGAGCTGGGCCGCAAGCGGGCCATCGCCTACCTGACCAAGGGCGCCGAGGCTCCCGTCTACGCCAAGACCGAGCCCTTCCGCAGTCGCCAGGAAGCAGAGCGCGAGGCTTACCGCGTGGTGCTGGCCGAGTTCACCGCTGAGCCGAAGCCGGCCGAGGAGACCGAGAAGCAGGCACCGGTTAGCGTCGATGAGCAGTACAGCGAGCTTCGGCAGAGCGGCATGAGCGTCAGCGAGGCCGTCTCTGCCCTGCGGAAGAATGGCTTCTCGCTGAACGAGGCAGCCGACGCATCATGGCGTGGCGAGAGCGGTAAGCCGGCGCCGAATATGAAGCGCAATGCTAGGGCCGCGTCATCCTGGTATCGCGGCCGGGAGAGAAGTGAGAGCGGTCACTACTGACAGTAGCCCCACCCCACCCACACACAGGGAGAGACGAGATGACGATGACCTTGGTGAAGTGCTGTACCGCAACCGGCAAAAGCGGCCCGACCATGGCCCAGCTCAAATCCGGCTTTGTTGCTCAGGTCCGGTCGCCCTTTGACAACCGCTTGCGCGCTGAACTGGCGTTGCAGGACGGCCGAGTCATCATGACCGGCTGGAAGCCAGACGGAAGAACGAGCCAGCACACCCTTTTCGCAGAGACGACCAACACCTACCGCCTGCGGGCTCATTGGCGAGGCTTCTGTATGTCCTACTAGCCCCACCCCCACCCACACGAGCGGCCCCCTCACCGGGGCCGTTTTCGTTTCAGCCCGGCATCGGGAAGGCAAACCCAGCCGGCCCACCGCCGGCCTGCACGGGCGCGACGATCTTCGGCTCGAATCCGCCCAGCATGAGGTCCGATAGGCTCCAAACCATCGCATCGAGTCTATCCGGCGAGCCGCCGCCCTCGTACCCGCCGGGCTTCATCGAGCACATCTGGTCTTCAAGCTGCGGGAACACGCCCGCTAGCTTCACGCGGCCCTGCTCGAACAAGGCGCTTACCGGCTCCGCTCGTGCCACCTTGCCCCGGCTGGCCGTCATGACCCGCACGGGCGCGTGCTTCATGGCCGTCTGGATGGTGTGGCGGACCATGCCGCCTCCGAAGTTCGTCTCTGCCACGATGCGGTCTGCGCCCCAGCCCTGATACGCGCCAATGACTCGGCGGCCCCACTCGCCGGGAAGCTCACGGCAGGAAACGTCCGCCAGAACGTATCCGAGCCCATCAACGCCAAGCCCAGCAACGATGATGCCCTGCTCGTCGCCAGCCTCAAGTCCCTCGTCCTTGCCGCTAGGATCGACGCCGACAACCACGCGCTGCATTTCCGGCGCTTGCGTGACGCGCGCTGCTTCCACCATCTCCCGCGTCCAGAGGGCGCCTGGGAGGTCGCCGAGGATTTCCGCCTCAAGTTCCTGCCTTCCTAGCCGGGTGCCTTCGTAGCGGCGTTTTATCTGCTCCAGGAACGAGGGGGCAAGGTTGGCATGATTGTCGAACGTCGAGCCCCGGATTAGCCGCACATCCTTGCGGGTAGGGTCCGCGATCTGGCGGACCAGCGGGGTCGGCTTAGGCGTAGTGGTGATGATGCAGCGCGGGTCTGTGCCCAGGCGCAGCGTCATCATGAGCATGTCCCACGCTTCGGTGCGTGGCCATGCGGCTAGCTCGTCGCAGTAGGCCCGGTGAAACTGCGGGCCGCGAAGCCTCTCAAAGGCGTCGGCGGAGAAACCCTGAATAAGGCTTCCGTTTGCGAAATGAAGCTCAAAGAGTGAGCGATTGTAGGCGACATCCAGAGACCCCCCTCGGAGGCACTCAGGCGGCGTTGACGCCGTAATCCCGCTCTCACCCTCAAAGCATGTACGCCGAAGGTCACCCGCCGTAGGCGCGACAACCGCCGTTCGCGATCCCTCGTTCTCAACAGCATACCACCACGCATCCTCGGCAAAGGCCCGGGTCTTTCCGAACCCTCTGCCAGCGAGGATAAGGCAGATGAACCAGTCGCCGCCAGGGATGATCTGCTTCGGCCTGGCCTGCTCCAGCCAGCGCGTGCGGGCGATGATAGCGGGGGCCATCCATGGCGGGAGAACGCGAAGCTGGGCGGCTAGCCGGTCGACGCCGCTGATCATGCCTAGCCGCCACAGGAAACAGGCCGGACAGTTGGCGCCGTCCGGCCTGCGATGTGTTGCTCACAAAACGAGTGCAGGCCGCTTCTAAGCCGCCTCGCTTTGAGGCACAAGGCTCGTCTAGGCACCCTCGGTCTTCTTCGTCGCGAGGTGCCGCATCAGCTCGGCTACCGACTGCATGGCCTCTCGGGCGCTGATGTCGATGGCGTGCTCGATGGCGCCACCCTCTGGGCCACTGTGCTCGACCGCCTTGCGCTTCGGGGCAACGTACTGCGCAAGCTCTGAGAACATCTTGCCCCTCAGCTCGCGGGAGCTTTCGGGATCGAGGGCCAGTTGGGCCATGCCAATTAGCGGGTCACACCCTAGAGCCGCGAGCTTCGCTTCAATGCCCTGATTGATTTTGTCTCGCGCTCCCTTGGGGCGGCCGGCGCCTGGGCGCTTGCCACCGGGCATTAGATTTCCTTCCGATAAAAATCAGCCGGCCCTCTCAGCTTCCCGCCGCCGCTCGACCTGCTCCCGCGCCATGCGGGCGGTCGAGAACTCGATCACGCCGCCGTACTCACTGAGCCACTCACCCCCCATCTGCGCCCACCACTTGTCACCGACCGGCATGATGCGGGCGTTGAGCTTGGCGCTCGTGTAGCCGGTCTCATCCGTGCCGACCCAGGAGTCCACGGGCGGCGGGGTGACGACGGGCCAGATGCTGGCGGGGTGGGCGTAGCCCCACGGGCCGGTCATCAGCACTTGACCCCAGAAGTGGACTGGGTAAGCGTCAAAAGCGCCTATCGCCATGGCGTGGGCTCCGGAAACGCAAAAACCGCCCTTGTGGCGGTCCTGTGACGCGTCTCCGCGCGTAGTGATTTGGGGGTGTAAAACATGCTATGGTCCCATGTCAAGCGTATTTCTTCCCAATCGCGTCCAGCCCCCTCTTGAGCATCCCTATCGCCTCCTCGGCCGTGAGCGCCCGGCGCCGCATGGTCTCCGCCACTGCGCTGGATGGGCTTTTGTTCTCCAGCACGATCTTGCGCGTAATCATCTCCACGAAATGCCCCTGCGGCAGCGCGAGCATGGCGTCCCGGCCCTCCTGCCACCTGCGCCAGGCGACGAAGTCAACCTGCGAGGCAGCCAGCATGTCACCGCCACCACCGCCCCTCGCCTCATTGACGTTGAGACAGGATTTCATCGGAGCCAGCGAGACGGCATGGTCGGCTGCCCACTGCTCGGCCGCCTGAAGCTGGCGCAGCGTGAGCTTGCCCGCCTTGTGGAGGCGTCGCACCTGCGGACCGCGGTGCTGCGACTTGCGCGCTCGCTCCTCGAGACGCTCATCCGCCGCCGTGATGGGATCGGTGGTTCTGGGCTTATCCTGCGCGCGCAAGATGCGTCGCACCTCCGAGCGTCCCTTGCCGGGATACATGGCGAGGGCCGATTCGACCCGGCGGCGTAGGCTGGTCGCGGGTGCCATCAAGCGCCGTGTCCCTCGTCTTCGGGCTTCCGGTGTTCCCCGCGCTCATACCGGCTTGCTGCCTTGCGGAGCCAATCAGCGGCGATCTCGCCGTCGCGCGCGACATCCCCTTCGGCCTCTTCGCGATCAGCCCACTCGCGCAGGTCCCGGACGATAGCCATGCGTTCCACATTGCGACCCGCCTCAACGCCCATCTTGCGAGTCTCCACGATGAGATTCTGGTGCTCTCGCAAGGTGCTCATCCGAAATCCCTCTGCGCCTGCCGCCACTCCTCATCCCTTACCACGCGATATCCACCGGTGCAGTGGTCCGCAGGTATAGTCGCCATACAACGACGCACACCTGTGCCACGGGATTCGGCAACTGGCTCATGGTCCTCCAGGGCCAGCTTGCGCCAGCGGTCACGCTCCTGCTCCGCCTCGCGGAGGCGGCTGGCGAGGGCAACGAGCGCAGTCGCAATATCGCCCCTCACCGCGGAATCGTCCCGCTCGTCCATGCTGAGGCGGCGTCGCTTGCCGTCCCAGGCGTCACCGGCCGCGATGGCGGCAGCCATGCGTGGCCCGAAGTAGTCGAGCGCCCAGCATTCTCTTGGCTGGCCTTTGGCTTCGCATATGCAGCCGTTTTGGCAGCAGAACGCGCGTGACATGCGCTCGTGCTTATCCACCCGCGTCCTCCCCCTGCCGTGCGCCGGGCTGGACGAGGGCGGCGCGTACGTCCCGCAGCAACCCGACCGTCGTCGTGATGACGCTCTGGTCGGTCAGCACCGCGCCATGCCGGGCCTCCCAGTCGGCCAGCTTGTCGAGCAGCGGCTTGAGTGCCGCGCGGGTTTGGCGCAGCTCGAGGTCCGGGTTCTGCTGGCGCGTGCTGGGGTCGCGCCACTCGGCGGGGGCGGTCATCGGTAAACCTCCACCGTCACCTCTCCTCCCGTCTCGCTCTTGCGTCTTGCAGGGCAAGTAGACCCATCGCTAGGGCGCAGATGCCGGAAACCCACCCCAAAGTTCGCAGAGGCCCATCCATGCCTGCGTAAGCGATAAACAGACCGGCGAAGACACCACTCCAGAACTGCATGGTCACTGGTTGTCCTTAATGGCTTGGAACGCATCCGCAGCGGCGTCAGCTACGCCGATGGCCTCCGTGTCCCAGCCCATGTCCTGGAGCATTGCGATGACGCCCTTGGCGCAGGACAGCATCTCGGCGCTCATATCGCAGTCACAGGGGTCGTGGTCGTGCTCACTCACCGCGTGTCTCCATCGCCCCGCAGTGTGCCCCTAGCCTTCCGGTCCGCGAGCTTGCGGAGGTTCATGCTGGCAATGTCCGCGAGGCTGAATCCCAGAAGCCGGGCGAGATTGGCGACGTACCAGAGCACGTCGCCCAGCTCGCGGGCCATGAGGTCGGTTTGCTCGTCGGTGAGTTCGCCGCCGTGGTCCCGGTAGAGCTTGCCGAGTTTTTCCGAGAACTCGCCGGCCTCTCCCGTGAGCTTCAGCGTGCAGTAGACCATCGGCGGGATACCGAGGTCACGATCGGACCAGACGGCGGTCTGCCATGCCCGCTCCTGGTAGTCGTCGAGGTCGTGGACGACGTTCATGCTCGATCCTCCTGCGCCGCTGCTAGAGCCGCGTCCGCGATGCCGATGGCCTCCTCGTAGCTCAGGCCCTCGTGCAGTGCGGCCTCCAGGGCTGCGTACCAGACGGCCATGCTCGGCCTCTCGGTTTGGTCGCTCATGCTACAGTTCCGCCAGGTGGGGGCCGTGGGGGTGGATGAAGAACGCGGGCTGGTCCGTTTCCCCGATAGGGTCGCCCGTACCGTCGCGCGACTTGGCCACGTCCATCCACAGCGTCGTGACCGCGCCCAAATCAGGATGGAGGAATTTTTCCTCCTCCTTGTTGATCCGGGCGAGCCAATCGCAGGCGCGCATCAGGCCGTCGCTGCCCAACGTGTGGCCGTCTCGGTTCTGCTGGCTGGCAATGAACCACGTGGCACCATGTTTTGAGGCGAAAGCCTGGAGCCAGTAGGCGACCTCTTCGAGGTGTTGGCTCCGGTTGTCGCAGCGCCCGTCAGGGGTGACGAGCTGGTAATAGTCGAGGAAGAAAACCTGACACTTGCGCCGCGTAAGATGCTCGCTAGCAAGCTGCTTTAGCTGAGCGAACGTTATTCCAGGGCAGTCCTCAATAACCAACTCTTTCGGCAGCGTCGGAGCCAGTCTAGCCATTTCTGAGACAAGGCCGGCATTGGGGTAGCGAAAACGTTGGGATTTAAAAGACCCCAGGTGACCCATCATGCGCTTTGCTAGACGCATACGCCCCATCTCAGCGGCGAAGTAACAGCAGGGAACACCACTCATCGCGATATTGACCGCAACGGTATGAAGTGTTCCCGACTTGAAGCCAGCCGGTCGGGCTTCAAAGCCTACGATGTAACCGTAGGGGACTCCTCCGCCGACCGACTCGTCCAGCCTAGCGAGGCCGGTCGAGAGCATTTCTCGCGGGTTGAGCATCTCGTCCGAGATGTCGCTCGCCACATCGAACAGGCTCTTGCCCAGCGACTTCGCATCATCGCGGGCGGCTGCTTCCAGGGCTCCACCCATCTCCGCCCAGATGACAGCCGCATCGGCGTTATCGGCGCGGTTGTCAGCCCGGTCTGCCATGGCTCGGGCTGCCTCAGCCAAACGGCGGCGGCGAGCGGCGTCCCGAACCGTGCGGGCATACTCGACCGCGTTCACGATGGACTCGGCGCGCGCGCCAAGCTCCGCGAGGTATTTTCTTCCTCCAAGCTCGATGAGAGCGGGCTCGGTCTCAAACCACATACCGAGCGACACGGGGTCGGAAAGCCGGCCAGCCTCAACATCAACGCAGAGCCGGGACCAGATGCGACCGTGAACGGGCTCGAAGAAGTCCCCGGCACTCAGGAACGGCGCTCGGCGCACCACCGCGTTGTTGACGAGTGCGGCGCCCAGAATTGCTTGCTCGGCCTCGACGTTGTGCAAGGGAGCAGAGCGAGGGGCAGAATTTTGGCCGTACAGGTAATGTACCTCAGCAGCGCGCATCGGCTATCTCCCGCATCCGGGCGACGACAGCCCTGCCTCCTTCAGCCGTGTAGACATCGAGTCCAGTTGCCGCGATTTCGAGCCTAGCCTGCCTCTCGATCTTCGGACGCTCAAACTTGTCGAGGAGAAGCTGGTCACCCTTCGAAACAGCGGGCTTCTTGTTCCCGCCAGAGCGCTTCAGCTCGTCCACCATCCAGCTTTTCGGCTCAGCCGGGGTAGACTTGAGAGCCTTGAAGTAGGCTGCGAAGACCGGGCCTTCGCCGTGGTCCCGGCACCATGCCGCAATCAGCCGGCCAGGGTCTTTGCCCCCGAGCCAAGCCTTCATCTCAGCCCAGAGCAGGACCTTGGCGCCCCCCTCGGGGCGCGTCTGAGACGCTGTGTTGGTAGGGAGATTCCTACCCTTCGTAGAGGACTCCTGATTCTTAGATTCTTCTCTTTCTTGTTCTGTGCGTTGGGCCTGCGTTAGGTCTGCGTTAGATGCCCCGTTAGGCTTTGCGTTAGCCTCTGCGTTAGGCGTGTCGCCTCCCGACTGGTAAGTGTCGAAATTCGTTATGGTAATCAGCGTAAGCCCTGCGTTAGCCTCTGCGCTAACCATTGCGTTACGCTGCAGCGCAGCTAGTGCAGTGCGGAAATTCTGGTACGTCATGCCGGAACGCTCGGCAAAGTCCCTGGCAGACACCACCAGCTGGCCCCTTTCCAGCTTCACCGCCTTGCTCCGGAACGTCACCGTGCAGGGCTTGAAGGCTGCAGCGGCGACCATGCGGAAGAAAGCCGCGAAATTGTTCGGGGCGTGCAGCACGGGGTGGTCGAGCGCTGCACGGTGAAGCTTCACCCATCCGTCGCTCACAGCCCGCCTCCCGCCTGGAGGTCGGCAATCACAGCCTGCATGTCTGCCGTCACGGCGCGGAGGCGCTCGATCTCGGCTATGGCGTCGCGCATCTCGTCACGAATGATGGGCCGCGTGAACCCGTCTTCGGACCGAGCACGCAGCCGCACAACGATGTCAGAAGAATCTTGACGTGCGGGGGCATCTGCCCCATTGTCACGGGACATCGACGAGCCTTTCGCATTCGACGCGGCCGGTATCCTTGGCGGGGTGACCGGCCGCAGTCATGTTGAACCCGGAATTGCTAGCACACTCCGCGCGCGCGGGCCACATTTTCATGGCCCCGCCTTCGCCCTTGCCTTGGTCGCAAGCCACGCCTGCAAGTCGCGTAAGCGAGCGCAGACCTTTGCCGCGACCCAGTAGCCTGGCATGCCCCAGCGCCAGAAGTCGAGCGCTATCACACGCATCTCCTCCGCCTTGCGGCGGTACTCGGCGGCGGACAAAGGCTCGCTCATGGCTGCCTCGCCCGCAGCACTTCCCGCAGTGCGGCTAGGCGCAGTCTTTCGACTAGTTCGCTATTCGGGAACCGCTCAGTCAGCGCCGCCGCGAGCGCGTAGAGCCGGGTCGCATGCATGCGTGCATGCGTGCGTGCATCGGGGGCTTCAGTCATGGGGCGGCTCCCCGCTCTGCATTAGCCGCCACCAGCCTTGGCCGTGCGTTATCTCGCGGTCGTTTATGGATGAGCAAATGAAATAAGGGACCCCTTTCATAGTGAAATGCTCGGCGTCGAGACAAAATCCTCGAATGTGAAATGTCGGGAAGCCCTCTTCGCTAAGTCCTGTGTAAATACGGGTCAGAAAATGGGGTCGTGGATCGCCGTCCCGCCTCAGCTCGAACGGCGTGCCGTCGCTGGGCGGGAAATGGGCCAGCCCCAGCCGCGTCCACCCGCCCCGCAGGCGCTCGATTTCGGCCTCGGCCTCGTAGAGGGTCGCAGCAGGACCCCGCCAGCCCTGCTCATCCGCGAACAGGGCCAAGCTGCGGACCTTCTCTAGGATGTCCTCATCCATCCGCGGCGGCCTCGACGGCTCGCAACTCCGCCGCTTGGCGGTACTCCTCGGCAAGAGCCAGGAACGCCATCGCCTCCAGCGGCTCGCCTTCGGCCTTAAGCGCGTCGGCTCGGCGGATGCAGTCCTCAGCCTTATCGCGCAGCGTCTCAGGCCGCTCGTGGAGGCCTATGGGGAGGTAGTCGCGGCCACGAGTCATGCGTCTATTACCTCCCGCAAAAACTCCTGCCGCTCATCCTCGCTGGCTAACCTCCAGGCGCTGCGGAGGTTGGCGAGCCTGCTCTTCGGCTTGCGGATGCCGGCCTGCACGCTGGCGTCGGTTACGCGCATGCGGCCAGCCTCGACCTCACGCACGAGCTGGAGGAGAGCCGGGTTTTCGGCTGCTGCGCGGCGGAGGCGACCGAGGCTGTCACGGCCCACACCGCCCTTCAGCGGCAGCGCTTGCCTCTCCCATCCGGCACGGGCCGCCGAAGCCAGCTCGCGAAGGCGGTCGGCGATGCTCATGCCACGCGACTCTCGTGGCGATACCATTCCGCGATGTATTCCTCGAATTGGCCTCGTTCGGCCTCGGATGCCCGGCGCCACGCAGCACACAGCTCCTGGTAGGGCGTGCGCTGCTTGCGCCAGCCCATCTCGACGGCGGCCTTGTGCGGACTCAGCTTGCCGGCCGTTACCTGATCCCACAGCCTGGAGGCTTCAGGGTCACCATCCTCTCTGGCTTCCCATAGCTGCTTGACGGCTTTCGCCCTTGCGTTTCCTTTGGGGGCAGCCGGGAGGTCAAGAGATACATTGTTACTCTTGACCTCCTCACGCTGATGCTGATTGTTGCCGTTCGGATTGCGTAGTCCGCCGTGGGGCCTCTCAATGGCCTTCAACCATAAGGCGAGCGCCTCCGCGTTGTCCGAGATTAGTCTCTCAACCGTCGCATAATCGGAGTTTAGTCCTATCGGAGCGGGATTGTGAACGAGGTTGTAGATGCTTCCGGCGCTGACAACCCGGCCAAGCTCAGAGCGGCGATCTTCCCATGCGCGGGTTTCAAGGATCAGCTTCACCCAAACTGCCGCATCCTTGGCGCGGCCAATGCCCGTCAGGCAGTGGAATAGCTGGGTGACGTAACTGCCCCTGACATTGATGAGCCGCTCCTCCTCATTCGCCGGGAGCTGCACGAACTGCCGATGGATGACGTTGGTCATGCTGCCTCGTCCTTCATCTCGGCCATGTCCATCAGGATGCGGGCAACATCGGCGACACTCATGCGGGCATAGTAGTCATCCCGACGCATGAAGATTCGTGCCTTGTCGAGCCACGCCGGCGAGATGTCCCGTTTGCCGAAAATGATCCCGCGCTGCTCAGCCTCCGAGCTGATAATAGTAACGTTGCGATGAGCGCCGCGATTAATGGCGCCAGTTGCTCCGGCCTTCTCCTCGCCCAAGGCATGCCTGACTTCCTTGTCGATCTCCAGAGCCCATTTCTTCAGGTCGGGATCGCCAGGAATGAACATATATGCCCGCTCGGCCTCGGCCGCCTTCTGGACACGGACCAGCCGACCGACCGCTTGGCGGAAGCGAAGCGAGGTGCGGACAACGGTGCAGTATGCGCCGACTCGCAGCCGTGGAATGTCCACGCCCTCGCTCACCATGTTGATAGCGACCAGCCAGCGATGAGTGCCGCCGGCAAAGTTCTCGATCAGCTCAGCAGCGCGAGGAACCTCCTGCGTCACCACTACCGGGTCTTCGCCGCTGATCTCCCGGATCACACCAGCGAGGCGCTCCACATGCTCGGTATTCCAGCCGATCGCCAAGCCGCCGGCTGTTTCATGATACCCACCTTGCGCGCGTATCTCGGATAGCTTCTCGTTCGCAAGCGTGAGAAGTTCCCGGCAGCCATCGGTGTCCGGGTCAACGGCCGCCCTGAGACGAGCACCGAAATCCCGCTTGCGGATTTGGTCCGTAAAGCTCGCCGCGGACCGTACATCGCCGCGTTGCCACTGGTGCAAGCCGTCCAGCCACGGCAGTTCCACCGGCCGGCACACGCCTTCACTGATGGCTGCCGTATACCCATAGGTGCAGTCGGCAACGCTCTGCCGGGTCTCCGGGCTGTAAAAAACGTAAGGAATGGGGCAGTCGTCCTCCCTGAACGGAGTGCCGCTCAACAGCATGCGATAAGCTGCGGCATTGAACGCCACCTTGACCTTGTCGCCCCAGTCCTTTGACTGACCACAATGGTGAATCTCGTCCAGGATGACCATGGTCGGAGCAAGCTCAAGCCATTCAGCAATGGCTTCCGGCATGGTGATGACCTGCTGATAGGTCATGACGACGGCCTGCACGCCAAACGGCAGGGGCTCCTGCGTAAGGTCGGCCGTCCTTGTCACTAGCGCTTTGGCGTTGATCCCGACCTCGGCACACTTGCGGACCCACTGCGAGCGCAAAGCGTCTGATGGACAGACGATCACGATGCGCTGGAGCGGAAGCGCGTCAAGCAGGCGCCTGGCACACATCAGCGACGCCATGGTCTTGCCGGCTCCAGGCGTAGCGACCAGAAGGAAGTCCTTGCTCCGGTTAACGACGGCGTGTTTGAGGCACAACCCGATCGCTTCGATCTGCCAAGCCCTCGGCTTCAACTCGTTAAAGTCCATTTCTGTGCTCCGCTCCGCGCGCTAGAGAACGATCACGTTGAGATGCCGCGCCCGCAGTGCCGCCCGCTTGGCCCGGCTCGCCTGAGTGTCCCGACCCTTCACGTCCACCAGCCGCCCACGAAACGTGCCGTCTGGATAGACCTCCAGAATGGCCAGAGCGTCGGCGCGGTAGCGGACTGCCCGGCCCTGCTCGTCGCGCCCCATCTCGAAGCCGGGTTGAGGTATCCAATCCAAGATTAAGCCGGCCGTCTTCTCGGCGTTCATCTCCATCGCGATACGGGCCTCTTTCTTGGAGTCATAGAGCCGCAGCGCGCCTGTCGGATCGGGCGCTGGTGTTCGCTTGTTGCGATACTTCGTGCCAGTCCATCCCTTCATCGGCAGCCACCAGCCAGTCGCAGCTCCAGCGCCCGCACGCCTGATCGCAGCGCCTCAACGCGCGTCGCCAGAGCTAGTGGACCGGTCACCAGTGGCAGCGCCGCCTCGGCCTCCAGTCGGTGCAGCGCCCGCTCCAGCATCGGGCTCTGTCGTTGCGGAGCGCCGACCCGTGCCCGAGCCAACACCCGGCGATAGCGTGCCTCCAGAGCGTGCTCAGGGCCGCAGTGCTTTGACTGCACGCCGTTCGTGTGGCGCGGGACATGGATGCCGCAGATCGGGCAGCGGACGGTCATGCTCGTGCTGCTCTAGCGATCATCTCTTCCACGGACATCACCCGACCCAGGACGTACCACCTCTCGTCGTCACCATTCGGGGGTGCGTAAGGGTTGGTCTCAGCACTCAGTGGGTAGACTGCGCCGAGCCGCCGGAGCCGACGAACAACCGCCTCCAGGTGCGCGGAGTAGAACTCACTCGCAAATGGCGTGTCGCGCGGCTGTCGGTTGCCCTTGGGGCGCGGGCCAGTAGGCTTAGGAGCCAGCGCTCTACGTGGCTTCGGGCGCTCCGTTGATGCGGTGTCCTTCGGCGACCGCCTAGCCACCTCACGGCACGCCGAGCAGCAATAGCGACGCGCTTCGAAGTGGTTGCGGCCCTCCTCCGCCCGCTGGACGACCTGGTTCTGGCAGGTGGGCAGCTTGCACGGCTTGGTCAGCCGAGGCGCCGATCTCGGAGACGTTGGCCTCCGCTCAGGCTTTGCCTTTCGCTTCGCCTCGCCAGCAGCTCGCTTGACCGCGACATCGCACGCCGCCGAACAATATTTGCGTTTCGCGAACTCACTGGCACTGCTTCCCTTAGCCTTGATGATCTTCTCCGGGCACCCCGGTCTGGCGCATGGCTTCTCTGGTCGCACGTCCCCGTGCGCTCCATGCACCTGCATGCACTGGCAGACATGCGAACAATATTGTCGCTTTTCCCATCGCTTAGGACCTTCCCCACGGCGTCTCGTGAGGATGTTGGCGCACCCGGTGCGCTTGCATGTCTTGCTCGATGCAGGTGCCCTCTTATCCGCATAACCGCACTCGTGAGAGCAATATTTCCGCTTGGCGAACTTGTTCGGAGTCTCGCCTTCGTGCCGGACGACGGGGGCGGAGCATTCCGAGCGGGCGCACAGCTTAGCCTGTTGCTCGCACATCAGCCTACCTCGTGCCCTGGCCGAAAGGCACGAGGGACGCCGGCCATCTGCGCCTGCTCGATTATTTCCTCAGGGATGGGCTCCTCCATGGCCGCGTGCCAGCCGTAGGCCCAGGCGCAACCTCGATACCAATCGCAAAACGGATTGGCGGTGGCCGGCTGGCCGAGACGAGCATCGTCGTGGCCAAGGCGCTCGGCGTCATAGATCGTGAGACGAGAATAGTCCGGCTCCTCCCCCTTCACTTCGTCAGCTCCACGACATACGCCTTAACGAACTCGCTGAGCTTGCGCTGATAGAGGGTGGCCCTGCCCTTTTCGTACAGGTTCCAGACGTCGCGTCTGGCGTCGCGAGCTATGCTTTTGGTCGCGCCCTGCTTCTCCGCCTGTATTTCGCGCTCGCATGCCTCTGCGAGGTTGCCCGCCCAATAGACAATCGAGGAGCCGGGCTGCGCGATATTGGACCACGCCCAAACATTCGGAGGCTCAAAGTTGGTCTCTGGGGTTGGCGTTAGGCTGTCGCGACGAGGGGTCATGCATCATCTCCGCTCAGCCCAGGGCCGCAGTGGCGAGAGCCCTTGATGGAGGACCACCACGGCCCTGGGCTGAGGAGAGAAAGTGCGGCCGAGCCGGAGCCCGGCCGCAAAGTCGGATCAGGGAGGCAAATGCTGGCAACGACGTCACCAGCGGTGAGCAGCCGACAGTGTCGGACCGGGGTAGCCGGCTGCTCACCGTTAGCGACGAAGAAGAGGCCGGACCCGAAGGCCCGGCCCAGTGTCATGACGCGCTGATCTCGCCCGAGGGAGGTAACGGGCGCCGCAACGTACAATCCGGCCGTCCGTTCGGCGCCGGCATCGACCTGTTGCGGCAGGCCGAAACTCATGGGGTCAGGCAGCCGGCGTCTCGGGGGCCGGCTGGTCCTCGACGGTCACGGTCGTGCCGGCGAAGACGATTCCCTCCCCCTCGACCTCGAACGTCTCGGAGATGCGGAACTCTTGGCCGTCAGCACTTCCGGTGCCGCGCAGGGTGGCGAGACCGGCGCTGCCTGGGGTCGCGACGATACGCACGCGCGATTGGTCACCAGCCTCGCTGGCATCCTCGAACCGGCCCACGCCGTCGGGATCGTCATATTCCCACACGATATCGACGTCTCTCTGGGCGCCCGAGAGACGGCCCTTGAAGTCCGGGTCAACGACCGCCTGCTGGTCGCTGCGCATCCTAGTGGTGCCCATCGGGAGGATCCTTGCTGCTGATGGTGGAGGCTGGTCAGTGATGGTGATGGTGACGCGCTGGTCGATTGGCTCCGGCGCTACTCCCAGATCGCGCTCGCGCAGTCGAAGAGCGTTGCTGACCGCACGGCGCAAGCCGTCGGGGGCGCCCTCGAACTCGATGCGGAGACGCTCCGTCATCGGTGGGTCTCCCCACCCGCGAGCCCGCAGCCCCAGGCAATCCACACCACCGTGCCGACCAGCAGCGCCGCCCCGATCATCGCGAGGTCGCCCAGCGTGGTCGGGCTGTGCATGTCGTGGACTTGGCCGGCAGAGATGCGCTGGCCGTGGCGGAGGAAGGGGCGGGCGCTCATGCCGCACCAAGCGTGTCAAGCCTCTGTCCGCTACCAGACGGACAGCGCCAAGGATCGTGAACGACAAGGCTGACGCAAGTTAGCGCGCTCTGTCCTATACCACAGGGCGTCCACCGCACCGCACCACAAACCGCGGCGTTAGAGAGTAGAATGTCCCAGGGGGAAAGACGCTTGCCTAAGCTGTTGGAATAGCGTGCATCACAAGTTGAGCTGAAATCGCTGGCGGGAAACCGCTGAGACACGAGCCCATCATGTGGATACACGTTCATGTCACGCGAACTCGGAATTAATAATGTCGTTGTTGCTCATTTTGCCCGTCAGGCATATAACGGCCTCCGTCGGGGAAAAGTGAGCCTCCAGCAGCGCCCGCACCCCGATCTCGCCGCCAGTCGCGGCGGCGATGCGCGCTATCAGCGCTGCACTGGGCCGTCGCTGTTTGTGAACGAGCCGGGTAAGCGTGGACGGCGAGACGCCGACCCGCTCCGCCAGCCGGTAGAGGGAAACGTTGTGAGTCTGTGCATAGCGCGTGAGAGGGTGCATGCGCCATCTATGCCCCAAGGGCAAAAATCGTCAAGCGTAAAAAGCGCAGAGCTTGCCTGCGGGGCAGTTGTAGGAACTTTGCCCGTTAGGCAAGGTGTGGACATGCCCCGCGGTCGCCCCAGGGCCACAGCCGAGCCCATAGAGCCAGCCAATCGCATCGGCTTCTTGCGCATTGAGCGAGGCATGACGCAGCAGCAGCTTGCTGACATCGTCGGCTGCGAGGCGAGTACCATCTACCGACTAGAGAGCGG